CTCGTCCTTTGGTTCCTCTGCTGTCGACCGAACCCGAAGGTCGTCTGCACGGCGCCGACGCGCCAGCAGCTTTACGATGTGCTATGGGCCGAGGTTGCAAAGTGGCTCGAGTCGTCCATGATCAAGAACCTGCTCAAGTGGACGAAGACCAAAGTCTACATGGTCGGTCACGAGGAGCGGTGGTTCGCGACGGCCAGGACGGCGACCCGTCCGGAGAACATGGCCGGCTTCCACGAAGACCACATGCTTTTTGTTGTGGATGAGGCCTCTGGTGTAGCAGATCCGATCTTGGAGACGATTCTCGGTACCCTCACCGGCGAAGATAATAAGCTTGCGATGTTCGGAAACCCCACGCGGACTGCTGGGGTTTTTTATGATTCGCATAACCGGGACCGCGCGCGCTTCCGGACGCACAAGGTTGATAGCCGCGATTCAAAGCGGACGAGCCGCGAGAATATTCAGATGCTCATCGACAAGTATGGCGCCGAGAGCGACGTCGTTCGCGTGCGGGTGTACGGGGAGTTTCCGAAGGCGGAAGCCGATTCCTTTATTGCACTCGAGCTGGCCGAGTTCGCGGCCAATGCGATTGTCGAAGCAAAGGGCGACACTCTGCACCTGGGCGTGGACGTCGCGCGCTTCGGTGACGACGAAACCACCATCGCGCCACGCATCGGGACGAAGGTGTTCAAGCTTCGCTGCTATCAAAAGCAGGATACGATGGTCACCGCCGGCCGTGTGATCGCAGTGGCACGGGAGATGCTCAAGCAGCATGCATCGCTGAAGCGAGTCGAAATCAAGGTCGACGACAGCGGCGTCGGCGGCGGGGTGACGGATCGCCTAAATGAAGTCATCCTGGAAGAACGGCTGCGGGGTTGGCGGGTCACGCCGGTCATTAACGGCAGCAGTCCCACTAAGCACGCGACGGAGCACTACGAGAACCGCGGCACGGAGACGTGGGCGGATCTGCGCGATCTTCTGCAGGATTCCCTGTCGAAGCATATACAGGGGCAGCCCGCGGCGGTCGAGCTGCCGAACGACGACAGGCTCGTCACGCAGCTATCTCAGCGGAAGTACCGCATGACCAGTAAGGGTAAGCTTGCGCTTGAGCGGAAGGAAGACATGAAAAAACGTGGACTGGATTCCCCGGACAGGGCGGATGCGGTCGTTTTGGCGTTCGTGGAGCCTGCGCGCAACGGGGTCTATTTCCCGGATGCGTGATAACGAAAGAAGGAGGAATTCGCGTGTCATTATGGCCGAACGGCGAAGAGCAAAGAGAGCTCGAGAATATCATTCTCCGCGGCGCGCGGACGGCGGCGTCGCTCGATCAGATCATTCAGCTCGAAATCGGCGACTGGCGGAAGTCCGATAAGCGGAAGTGGATGGAAATCGGCGAGCGCTATTACCGGAACAAGCCGGACATACTGGAGCGGCAGCGGACGGCGATCGGCGCGAGCGGCGCAAAGGAGATTGTCGGCAACCTGGCAAATAACAAGTTGGCCAATCCGTTTACGCGAAAGCTCGTAGACCAGAAGGTAGGATACCTACTCGGCAAGCCGCTGAGTGTGCAGACGGATAATACGACCTATGCGAATGAGTGGAAAGAGATATTCAAACCGGCAATGTTCCGCCGGCTGCAGAGCACCGGGAAGCAGAGCATCAACACTGGCGTCGCTTGGTGGTTCATTCACTATGACGATGCGGGCACGCTGTCATTCCGGAAGATGCGATCGGAGGAGGTCATCCCGCTTTGGGCGGACGAAGCTCATACCACCCTGGATGCGGTCATCCGCGATTACGAAGTAGTTGTCTACGAGGGGGTGCAGCGGAAAACGGTCCGGAAGATCGAATGGTGGGATACCCATGGAGTTCGCCGGTATGTCGTGGATGGTACAGGTTTGACACCGGATGTTGAAGCCGGTGCGGTCGGATCTCATTTCTCCGTTAAAACTGGTGACAAAGAACAAGGGATGAACTGGGAGCGAGTGCCGTTCATCGCTTGGAAGTACAACGAAGAAGAGCAACCGCTCGTCGAGATCATCAAGTCGTTGGTTGACGACTACGATCGGAACAAGTCCGACAACTCGAACAACCTCGAAGATCTCCCGGATTCGATTTACAAAGTTAAGAATTATAGTGGTACTCATCCAGGGGAGTTTCGCAAAAATCTGGCCCTGTATCGGACCGGATTTGTTGACGGAGAAGGTGATATTGATACGGTGGAGCTACCCATCAATGTCGAGGCGTACAAGACGCATCAGGAGCAGGCACGAAAGGACATCTACGAGTTCGGCCGCGGAGTCGATACGCAGGGAGTGGACATCGGCAGCGCGCCGTCGGGTATTGCGTTGAAGTTTCTGTACTCCGACCTTGATCTGGACGCTTCGCTGATGGAGACCGAGTTCCAGGCGTCGCTCGAGCAGCTCCGCTGGTTCGTGGACACGCATCTCTATAATTCTACCGGCGTCGATTACAGCGGCGAGGACCTGTCCATCATCTTCAACAAAGACATGCCGATCGACGAGTCGGCGATTATCACGGCCATCAAGGACAGCGTCGGCATTCTATCCGACGAGACGCTAGTCGCGCAGCATCCGTGGGTTAAGGATGTACTGGCCGAACTCGAGCGCATTAAGAAGCAGAAGGAAGAAGCGCTGAAGCGGATGACCGACGGCTACGGCGGACTCCCGCCAGACTCGGATCCGAATGGAGACGGGGGCGGCGGTGACGCCGAATGAGGTCGGAGGGATACTGGGCCCGCCGAATGGAAGCCCAGAACGAAGCCCAGCTTGAGAAAGGCGAAGCATACATCCGTAAGGAGCGCGCGGAGTACGACAAGGCGATGGCCCGGATTAAACGGGACACGGAAGCTTGGTATTCGCGCCTCGCCCGGAACAACGCCGTCAGCATGGCCGAAGCCCGCAAGCTTTTAACGACGAGTGAGCTGAAGGAATTTCGGTGGAGCTTGGATGAGTACCGGGAAGCCATCATCAAGCATGGCGGGGGTCCGAAGTGGAAGAAGGCCATCGAGAACGCCCGCGCACGGATCCACATCAGCAAGTTGGACGAGCAGAACATCCGGATGCGTCAGGAGATCGAGTTGCTGGCCTCCAAACGAGTAAAAGGCACGACCGACACCATGGCCGGCATCTATAAGGACGGATATTACCGCGGCGTATATGAGGTGCAGCGTGGTAACGGCCGGGGCTTTCCGCCGGCGCAACTGGACAAGCGGCAAATCGATCGCGTGCTGACGAAGCCCTGGGCGCCCGACGGAAGTAACTTCAGCGCCCGGATCTGGATGGACAGAACGAAGCTGGTCGCGGAGCTGGAGACGTCGCTCGAGCAGCACATCATTCGCGGCGAGCAGTTGCCGACGGTGATCATGGATTTTTCGAAGAAGATGGATGTGAGCGTGCGGGCTGCGGAACGGTTGATTCGCACGGAAGCTGCGTATTTCTCTGGACAGTCCCGCCTTGATGGCTACCGGGAGGCGGGCGTCGAGCGGTACAAGTACGTAGCCACGATGGACCATCGCACGTCTGATAAATGCCAAGGCATGCACGGAAAAGTCATTCCCATCAGCGAAGCGCGGGCGGGCGTTAACTATCCGCCGCTTCACGCATACTGCCGCTCTACGACGATTCCGTTTTATGGTGATGGCGAAGAAACGACTGAAGCCGAGGAGGCAATGGAGAAGCCGAACGATCAGCAGGTGAAACGTGAGCAGAATCCTGAATCGGACGATCCGGATACCTACGACGTGCCTCCCGAAGAGACGTTCAGCGATTGGGCAGAAAAGCACGCTCAGGAAGCTACGAAGAAACCGGAAGCTCCGGATCCACCGTCCCCGGTTACACCAGCTCCGGTAAAATTGGAACCGCCGCCGGAATCTCCTCCGGTACTGACGCATGATGAGGAAGCTGCAGTTACGCGATACATCGGTGCGGAGTCATATGGACTCAATGACAAATTGCGCCGCGCCGAGGCACTTGACAGCATTGAAATGCAATGGGTCGAAAATTTGGACAAGGCGCTCGCAAAGCTGCCGAAGTACAGCGGGGATCTGTCCCGATCGCTTCATTTCACTTCAAGTGCAGCTCTGGCCACGTATATCCAAGACATCAAGCCTGGTAGCGTGGTACAATATCCTCAATACATCTCGACGACTGCGGGCGCGCTATACAATCCAGGAGCGCAGGTTCATTTCTATATTCTTGCGGCTGCGCTTGGTTCTGATCTTCGACAAATCAATCCGGGTGAATTGGAAGTGCTGTATGGCCGCGATTTTCCGTTCAAGGTGCTTGAAATTGAGCAGATTAACGGAGTGTTCCATATCCTGATTCAGGAGCTGATGAAGTGAGCGATGATAAGAAGCCGTTCTCCGATCCGCGTTGGAACGATACGTCAAAGCCGAGAGTAATCGGTCACTTCGAGCGGACTGAAGAAGAGCGTGCTGCAGACCAGAAAAAATTGCGAGAACACCTGAAAAAAATAGGCGTCCTGAAAGAGTGAGGCACTCCCGCATACGCGAGGGTGCTTTTTTTGTGGGCTCCGGTTGAGACTGCCGGGGCCCTGTTCGTCGTTGCCTGCGACGCAAAATAACGGGACATCACCGGACGCGACCGGGTAAAAAGCGAAGATGAAAGGATGAACCAATATGACGAAGGAAGAGTTTATCGCATTGGGAGTTACGGAGGAGTTGGCCACGAAGGCCGCGGCAGCTTCCGTCGAAGAGTTGAAGGGGTTTATCCCGAAAGCGCGATTTGACGAGGTCAACACTGGAAAGAAGAAGGCCGAGGATGATCTGAAGGACCGCGACAAGCAACTCGAAGATCTGAAGAAGTCTTCCGGCGACGCCGCGGAGCTGACGAAGAAAATCGAAACGCTGCAGACGGAGAACAAGGCGGCAAAGGAGAAATATGAAGCCGAGGCAGCAGCACTGAAACTTGGTACCGCCGTGAAGCTGGCGCTCACCGGAAAGGTGCATGATCCCGACATCGTCGCCGGGCTGCTGGACAAAACAAAGATCTAGCTGGATGACAACGGTAACGTGAAGGCCGGTCTGGACGACCAAATCAAAGCCCTGCAGACGAGCAAGGCTTTTTTGTTTGTCCCGGAGGATAAGGGCGGCCAGTTCCAGTTCCAGTTCCGCGGCGCGAATCCGTTTGAGAGCGGCGGCTCAGGCAGTGGCAGTGGCGGCGGTACCGGCGACAAGGCTGCTGACTTCGGTAAACGCATCGCCGATTTCGCGAAAGCCAATTCCGCGACGTCCGATGCACAAAAATCTTATTTTGGAGGCTGATAGGACATGAGCAAGTTTGTTACAACGACATACGGCAACCGGAAAGAGATTCTCAAGTTTCCGGATCATTACGTCAATATGCCGGTCACAGTCGATGACACCGGCGTGACGGCGAATGCAGACGGTAAGAAGATCGTTCCCGCCGGCACAATCATGGGCGGCGGCGTGCTGACCGATCCGTCGAAGCTGGTTACTAAGACGAACGCGGCCGGAGCTGAAGGCGTGCTCTTTGACGATGTGGACGTGACATATGGTCCGGCATCCGCTTCGCTGACCATTCATGGCTTCATTGATTTGGCAAAACTGCCGGAAGCCCCGGTTGCCGCTGCTGTCACCGCGCTAAAACAAATTACATTCATCGCCTAAGCGGGCGGGAAGGAGAACTGAACGATCATGCCTACTATTTTCGACTATGTGACAGCGCCGGCACTCGCCGCTTACGTCACCAATAACCCGAGCAACAACATTCCGTACTTGGGGGCGACGCTGTTCCCGCCGAAGAAGAAGCTCGGACTTGATTTGTCCTGGATCAAGGGAGCCCGCGGCGTGCCGGTATCTCTGCAGCCATCCGCATTCGATGCGAAGGCGACGCTGCGCGATCGCATCGGATTCAGCAAAATCGAGACGGAGATGCCGTTCTTCCGCGAGGCGATGCGCCTTGGTGAGAAGGACCGCCAAGAGTTGCTCCGGCTGCAGGACAACAGCAACGATCAATACATCATGCCGCTGATCACGCAGATCTTCGACGACCGGGCGCAACTCGTGGCCGGCGCACAGGTCATTCCAGAGCGGATGATCATGCAGCTCCTGTCCAGCGGCCAGCTCCGGATCACGTCCAACCAGACGCGCCAGGACTACGATTACAATTACGGATTCGCTGGCGGCCATAAGGAGACGCTCTCTGGCGCAGCTCGCTGGAGCGAAACGACCAGCACGCCGGTACAGGACATCCAGCGCTGGAAGAAGACGATCAATGGAGACACGGGCGCCATTCTGACGCGCGCGATCTGCACGGAAAAGACGTGGGGCTATCTGATGGATCACCCGTCCATCCGGCTCGACATGAATCCGCTCGGTGGTCAGAATGTCATCATGACAGACGCTTTGCTGCGAGCATACCTGCAGAACAAGCTGGGAATCACGGTGGCCGTCTACAACAAAATCTACGCGCTCCAGGATGGCACCACGCATCAGTTCTTCCCAGATGATTTCTTCACACTCATCCCGGACGGTAACCTAGGCAACACCTGGTACGGCACGACGCCGGAGGAAGCCGATCTGATGGCCGGCGCGACGGCCGCGGAGGTATCGATCGTCAATACCGGCGTGGCCATTACGACGATCAAGGAGCCGCACCCGGTCAACGTCGAAACGATCGTATCGGAAATTGTGCTCCCGTCGTTTGAAACGATGGATACGGTATTTATCGCCAAGGTGGCCTAAAGGTACAAGGAGGGGCGGAAGCCTCTCCTACTTAAATGGAAGGAGAATGAGCAATGAGGAAAAAGGACGAAACAGCCGCAACAGAACAGGAATTGCCGCTGGAAGGAGATGCGGTGGTGATTCAAGGATCGGAGATCCCGGCTCCCGCGGGAGAGCCTCCTGCTGATCAAACTGGGGACAAGCAGCCGCCGAAGGCCCCCGAACCGCCCGAGACTGATTGGGGCATCTGCTTGACCAACATCAAACACGACCGAACCCATTACCGTGCCGGAGATAAAGTGGAGTTCCCCGTGACCACTTTTCGGGAGCTTTTGACGGCGAAGGCCGTCCGCCGGCTGACCGAATGATTACGGCGGCGGACGTTTGGCCGATCGTTAAGCTAAGGCTTGACCTGCCTGACGATACACGAAAGCCGCTGATCGACACGTATATCGTCGAAATCGAGCGGAGGGTTTTGCACGATATTAATCACCGTGCGATACCAAACGGGCTGCTGTTCGTGTGGGCCAGCATGGTGGTGGATGCCGTTCGCGTCGATTTGCCTCATGTCAACGAGATCGACGAGACGGTCGGTGGCCAAGCAGGCAGCATCAAGGTAGGCGACACATCCGTCTCCGGCGGGGGCGGCTCCGGCGGCGGGCTGGCCAACACGGCCAAATCCGCGATCGATCAGGTCGTGTTCAATTATCGGACTGATTTGAACCATTACCGCCGGATGACATGGGGGACGAGCCGATGATCAATTACCGACGGCATCGCCGCGCGATCGAGCGCATGTACGAGGACCGGGCGACGATTAGTCGGCACGAGCCGGTTAAGGATCCGGTGACCAAGGAGACGAAGCAGGTGTTGCAGCCGGTGTACGAGGACGAGCCCTGTAAGCTTTCGCAGACCGGTCTTCCGCGTAATGGCCAGACGGAGGCGCAGAATGATGTCCGGTACGACGCGAAGCTGTTTATTGCGCCGGAGCTCGTCATCAAGCAGGGCGATGTCATCGCCTTGACACGGGCGGCTTCCGGACAAGTGGAGACGTTTTCGGCGGGCAAGCCGTTCCCGCCGTATTCGTCGCATCAGGAAATCTACCTGACAGCCAAGGGGTGGGCGTGATGGAAGTCATTTTTACGGAGGAGCAGTTACGAGAGAAATGCGCTAAGTGGCAACGTATCCTCCGGCTGCAGGATTGGAATGTGAGAACATCGATCGTGCGGGAAAGGGACATGAGGACAAGCGGTGGCAATGCAGAGATCAGTGTTAACATCCAGCATCGACTCGCAGACCTTCGTCTTCTCGACCCGATCGATTTCAACCCTAATGACCATAACCCGCAGGACATGGAACAACATCTCGTCCATGAGTTGCTGCATATTCATCTCTGGCCGTTCACGGAAGAGTTGAACGGTCCACTGGCTGATGCGGAGGAGCAGGCCATTAACATGATCGCAGGCGCGCTTATTAGGTTGCATCGACATGGCTAACCTGGGCAGCTTCGATTTTTCCGAGCTGGTGAAATTCCGCGACAAGATAGTAGACATGCAGAGGCACTTTCCCGATTTTATGCGGAAGTGCCTTTTCCGTTTGGCCAGCGAGCTGATGGAGGAGGTCATTCCGCGGACGCCATCCAGCAACGGGAGTTTGCGCCGCGGTTGGACGCTCGGGGAGTTGCGCACAGCGGGAGTCGAGTATGAGATTGAGGTCCATAACACCGAAGAGTATTCCTTCTATATCGAGAACGGGTTCGCTGCTCACTGGGTTCCGGGGAAATGGGTGGGCAATACCTTCTATTATATTCCGAACTACAGTCCGCCAAAGGGAGAGCCAGCAGGAATGTACGCCGGGCCGAGAGACGGCTGGGTCGAGGGCAAGTTTATGCTCTTGATCTCTAGCGAGTTGCTCGAGCGGAGGATACCGGTGATCATGGAGCGAGAAATGAAGCGATTTATCGATCGGTTTATGAGGTGATGCCAGTGGCGCAAGTCAGTTTTAACTCGGTCCGATACGCGGTTCACTCCGCTCTTGATGACACTTTCCCCGACATCCCGATCTCTGGCGAAGAGATCCCGCAAGGGCTTGAGGCACCGTATTTCTATGTACGACTTCTGGAACCAGGACACACGAGGGAACTAGGGCGCCGATTTAAGCGCCGGCACCCGTTCGTCATTCGTTATTTTGCCGTTAATCGTGAGAATGAAGCGATGTACACCATGGCCGAGCAACTCACCGCGGCGCTGGCGTCGATTACGGCCGGCGGCCGTCCCTGCGCCGGACAAGACATTCGATTCCAGATCGAGAACGAAGTGCTCTACTTCTGGGTCACATATTCGCTGTACGTGTGGGCGCCGCGGCCGGGTGACCCGGCGATGGAGACGCTCGAGCAGCATGGAGGGATTAAGCATGAGCCGTAAAGCGGACGATGCCGGCACGCAGCCGGCGAAACATAGCAAGGACAATCTGCTGCAATCCAAGCGGTTTACGCCGCAGCAGAAGGACTATCTGCGGGCGTTGCTGCAGGACGGCGAGACGTATTCGGTCGCCGAAGCCGCGCAACTGCTCGACAATTATTTGAAGCAGGAGGCGAAGTAAGCGATGGCCGGTGGAAACTGGACTGTACAAAATAAAGTGCGCCCGGGCGTTTACACGAACATCGTGACCGCACCGAAGGCGTTGGGCACGCTGGGCGAGCGCGGCATCGTGTCGATCCCGTTGTTACTGCCTTGGGGCGAACCGAAGGTAATCACGACGATCGAAGCCGGCGAGGACACGATGCCCAAGCTGGGCTATCCGATCACGGATTCGGCTCTACTGCTCGTGCGTGAAGCGTTGAAGCGCGCCCAGAAACTGCTTCTCTACCGCGTGAACGCCGGTACCAAGGCTGCCGTCACCAGCGGCAACCTGACGGTTACGGCCAAGTGGGGCGGCGTCCGCGGGAACGATCTGACGGTCGTGATCACCGAGAACGTCGACGACGAGGATCTATTCGACGTGAGGGCGCTCCTGAACGGCGATGAAGTCGACAGCCAGACGGTGGCCAACATTGCGGGGCTCGTCTCGAACGATTGGGTCGTATTCTCGGGGACCGGTGCGCTCGCGGCAACGGCCGGCGCTCCGCTGGTCGGCGGCGCAAACGGTAGCACAACGAACCAGGACTACCTCGACTACCTGGTCGCGATCGAGCCGCAGGACTTTAACACGATCGCGTTGCCGTCGACGGACGTAACGGCGAAGGGAGCATTCACGTCCTTTGCGAAGCGGCTGCGTGACGATGAGGGCAAGAAGATCCAGGTCGTGCTCGAGAATTACCCGTCCGCCGACTACGAAGGCGTGATTTCCGTCAAGAACGGCGTCATCCTGGACGATGGCACGACGCTCACCGCAGCGCAGGCCACGACTTGGGTGGCCGGCGCGACAGCGGGCGCCAGCGTGAACGAGTCGCTGACGTATGCGGCCTACGAGGGCGCGGTGGACGTGGCAACGCGTTACACGAACAGCCAAATCATCGCCGCGCTGCAGGCGGGCGAATTCGTGTTTACAGCGAACAATGGCCGGGCGGTCATCGAGCAGGACATTAACTCGCTGACATCGTTCACGCCATCGAAGGGAAAATCGTTTGCGAAGAATCGCGTAGTTCGAGTGCTGGATGGGTTGGCTAACGATTACTCCCGGGTATTTTCGCGGTCTTATATTGGTAAGGTTTCAAACAATGCCGATGGACGAAATCTATTCAGAGCTGAGTGCGTCAACATCACGAACCAGTATCAGAATATCGGTGCTATTCAAAACTTCGATTCACAGACCGACATCGAAGTCTCGGCCGGCGACGACGTGGATGCAGTCGAGATCAATCAGTGGGTGCAGCCCGTAGATAGTGCAGAAAAATTCTATTTCAATATTACGGTCCAGTAAGGAGGGGTTTAAGGTGACTTTTTTTCGTGAGAACGACGCAATTAGCGGCAAACAGGCCCGGGCGATCGCTACAATCGGCGGAAGAGTAGAAGAACTCTTCTACGCCAAAACCATCGAAGCGACGATTGAGAAGAACAAGGTCGATGTTCCGGTTCTTGGTCGCACGAATACACCGCAGCGCTCGGCCGGCTGGAAAGGGAGCGGCACACTGACAGTGTATTATGTGACATCGGTATTCCGTCAGCTGATGCGTGATTTCGTCAAAACTGGCAAAGACTTTTGGTTTGATCTGCAAATCATCAATGAGGACCCGACTTCTGGGACCGGCAAACAGACTGCCATGCTGCTTAAATGCAACCTCGACAGCGTCATCGCAGCCAAGTTTGACGCGTCCAGCGACGACATGCTTGAAGAAGAAATGCCGTTCACGTTCTCGGACTACGATCTGCCGGATTTGTTCAACACAATCTCGGGCGCTTAAGCGGCGCCCCTTTATTATAAGGAGCGATTAAGATGAGCTTGCAGGATTTTTTGAACGCGAACCCGGTCGATAACTTGACCGATGAAGTGGTGGTGTCCCCGCGCTTTAGGGACGCAGAAGGGAAGCCTTTGAAGTTTACCATCCGTGCTATGACTTCTCGGGATTTCGAGGATATTCGCAAAGCGAGTACAGTCATTCGCAAGGGTCGCAAAGTTGAGTTTGACGCACAAAGTTTTAACATCAAGACAGTCATCAACCATACCGCGGTTCCAGATTTTAAGGATGCCGAAAGCATTCAGAAGCTTGGCTGCCGCACGCCTGAAGAGTATGTTCAGCGCGTACTGCTTGCAGGTGAAATTACGACGTTGGCCAGCGAGATCCAGAAACTCAGCGGCTTCGACGTTGAGATGGAAGACTTGGTCGAAGAGGCAAAAAACTGATAGAGGAGGGCGACAGCGAGGCGAACTACGCCTACTACGCCCTCCACAAGTTTCATAAATGGCCGAGTGAATTTCTCGCGCTCTCTCGTGAGGAAAAAGCTTTTGTTATGGCTGCCATCGATGTGAGGATTGATAAGGAAAAAAGAGAGGCGGCAAAAATCCGGAAGTGATAGCCTGGACCTCGATTTCTGTGGTAATATGTAGAAAAAAAGGAGGGCGAAAGGTGAAGAAGGGATTACTCTGGTGTTTGCTTCTCTCTATCTTGGTCGTTGGCTGCTCGAAAACTGATTCGAAAGTTAGTGAACTTTCATTAAACGACGTCATTCAAGTCTTCAAAGATAAAGGATTTGAAGTTGATCCAGAAGAGAAGCCAATGTTTCAAATGATCGGTGCTGATGACGGAGTTATTTTTACAGTGGGCAATTCGCCAGTAAAGATCTATCAGTTTTCATCCGTCAATGACTTAAAAAAAGCGAAATCTAGCAACGAACTTATAAAGGATTGGCCATCAGTTGGCCGAATCTTGCTTGAATCAAGGAATGACGAAGTACTTCAAATATTTGAGAGCTTAAAATGACTTTGACAATTAAAGCACCCTTCGGGGTGCTTTTTGCTTTTCACATGGAGGTGAGATAAGTGCCTACGATATCTACAACTCTACGGATGATGGACCGGTTTGCGCAGCCGCTTCAACGTGTGACCAACCAGGTTAACACAGCGATTACTGCGCTGGAGAGAATGAGACGCTTAATTGAACGGCCAGCGAGGATGAACCTTAATATCAATACAGCAGCGATCAATGCACGGCTTGCCAGCATTCATGTCGCTCCGATCAATGTATTGGTGCGTCTGAAAACGTCCCAAGTGTTAGCTCAGGCTACGGCTTTGAGGGCTCAGATCATAAGTCGGATTGGCACGATAACCGCTACAGTAAACCTTTCCAGCAACATAACATCCTTATTAAGTCAGCTTATCACATTGGTCAGACAACTATCAGAGGCCGTGCGCGACATCCGTCCTCCTTCTGGTGGAGGCGGGGGAGGGTCGGCTGGCGGAGCCGGAAGCTCAGGTGCTAGCTGGTTTGGTGGAATGGGGAAACTGGCTGCTGGATACTTATCGTTATCTGGCCTGAAATCAGCGATGCAAATCAGTGACGAGTACGTTAACACTAAGGCGCGGTTAGACCTGATTAACGACGGCCTCCAGACGACGGACGAGCTCCAATCTAAGATATTTGCCGCAGCTGATCGAGCGCGAGGCAGCTATGCCGACATGGCCGGCGTTATTGGCCGTATGGGTACACTAGCATCTGAGTCCTTTAAGAGTAACGATGAGTTGATCGCTTTCAGCGAACTCATGCAAAAATCTTTTCGTGTCGGCGGCAGCTCGACTATGGAACAACAAGCAGGTATGTATCAGCTAAGCCAAGCGATGGCCGCCGGGAAGCTGCAGGGTGACGAATTTCGGAGCATTATGGAGAATGCACCTATGCTCGCCGCCGCAATTGCTGATTTTACCGGCAAGAGCAAAGGTGAACTCAAAACGATGTCAGCAGAAGGGACGATCACGGCCGACATCATCAAAGGTGCGATGTTCGCCGCGGCCGACGACATTAACAATAAATTTGCGACAATGCCACGGACATTCGGTGACATCTGGAACGAGGCTAAGAACACGGCGCTTCAATCGTTCGGGCCAATCATCGAGAGGGTTAATGGCTTTCTTAACAGCGATGAAGGAGTGCGCTTTGGGAACAATTTGAGCCAAGCTATTCAGCAGGCTGCCGTTGCGACTGACATGCTTTTAACGGCGATGTTCAGCGTTTATAATTTTTTCTCGTCGAACTGGTCGACCATAGAGCCGATTATCTGGGGGATCACCGGGGCATTTGTTGCATGGAGATTAGCGACACTCTTGCAAGCGGCAGCGCAAGGAATCGCGGCCTTGGCAACGGGCGGCGGGACACTCGCGATATTTGCCCAAACGCTGGCGACTCTCGGACTCGCAGCGGCGTGGGGAACGCTCAGCACTGCAATGAAAGCCAACATCTTTATCCTCATCGCCTCAATCATCATCGGGCTTATTATCTGGCTCGTGAAGCTCTGGCAAACCAACGATCAGTTCGCGGCTGCTCTCTATCGCGCCTGGAACGGCATTCTGAACTTCTTCGACCAGATTCCGATTTTTTTCACGCGAGTCGGGAACGGCATTACAAACGTTTTCCAAGACGCAAAGGTGAAATCTCTGCAGATCATGGAAGCCCTCGTGAACGGGGTTATTGATGATCTTAATAAGCTCATCAATATGCTTAACAAGATCCCCGGCGTTTCTCTGGACACCGTCAGCCATGTCGAGTTTTCATCGAAAGCAGCGGCCGAGGCTGAAGCCATCCGACAAGCCGGAGAAGAAACTGTGAAAGCAATGCAAGCAGAAGCAGCCGAGAAAGCGGCTGTTCGTGAGCAGAAAGTCCAAGACATGTTAAATGACCGCCAAGCGAAGCGTGCGGCAGACGAGGCTGAGAAAGCTAAGAAAGATGCTGAAAAAGGAAATCCTTTTGATTTTAATGCAGCTATCCCGAATATCGGGAAAGTCGGTGAAGTTGGCAAAATCAATGACACCGTCGATATCAGCAGCGAGGATCTGAAGATGATGCGTGAACTGGCCGAGATGAAGAACATTCAGAACTTCGTCACGCTTACGCCGCAGGTCAGCTTCGGCGACACGCACGTTCGCCAGGATGGCCGATCGGTAGACGAAATTATCGCCAACATCAGCGATCAACTGAACGAAGCCATCGCTTCCGGCGCGCAGGGGGTTTATGCGTAATGGCCTACGGCATCTGGCTCTCGTATAACAATCAGCAAGAAGGTTTCCAACTCCCGGTTAACCCGAGCAGCATCGAGATGAGCGACGGAAGCAAGGGGCAGACATACGACATCGTGGAGCTCGGCGAGATCAACGTGATCAAGAATCCGAAGCTGACGACGTATCGGTTCAGCAGCATCTTCCCGTCGCCGAATGCTCGTATGTACTACGAAGGCGATCGGTATGTAGATCCTCTTGCGAGCGCTCCGATTCTTACTTCTGTTCAAACGGATGCGGCCAGCCGAATAAAAGTCAAAACGAATCCTTACGTGGATTACATAACGAGATGGATGGCGACCAAGCGGCCCATCCGTTTTGTTTTTACTGGGGATACGTTCGATCTTAACGTGGCCGCGAGCATTGAAGCCTTTGATTGGAAGGAAGTCGCCGGGAGCTCAGGTGATATTGAGTATTCGCTGACGCTGAAAAAGTACGTTTTCTATGCGGCAAGGCGCGTAATCGTTAAGGCCGCGGCCTCCGGCGGAGGCAAGCAGCTTACAAAAGGAGCGTCTCCTAGAGCGGATGAACGGGAGAAGCCGAAGACATATGCGCTGCGCGCTGGCGACACGCTGTGGAAGGTGGCCAAGAGAGTGCTCGGGAACGGCGACAGGTGGCGCGAGATCCAGAAGCTGAACGGGCTGACCGATGCGCAACTTAAGACGCTTGCGATTGGGAAGGTGCTGAAGCTGCCGACGTAGGAGGGATAATCGTGATTAAACTGCTCTTGGACAACAAGGACGGCATAGTGTGGGATTTGTCCGGAATCGCTTCGGATATCTCGTGGAAGACGACGCGGATCGGCCGGCCGGGCAGCCTGGAGTTTACGCTCGTCAGGAACGGCATATTCCAGGCGAAGGATTTCAAAATCAATAACGGCGACGTCATCAGCTTCCGGTACGATTCCGTCAACGTCTTTTTTGGCTACGTCTTCAAAATCGCCGAAAGTGACAACGAAGCGGTGAAGATCCTTTGCTACGACCAGATACGGTACCTGCAGAGCAGCGACACGTACGCCTTCTCCGGCACGACAGCCGCCGATGTCTTGCGGCGGATATCCAGGGATTTCGGGCTGAAGCTCGGCCGGGTAGATGATACCGTATATCGGATTCCGACAATGTTGGAGGACAACCAGAAGCTGATCGATATCATTTGTAAGGCGCTCGACCTGACGCTGATCAACTCCGGCCGCAATTACTTTTTGTTCGACGACTTCGGCACGCTCGCGCTGCGCGCATCTGAGAGCATGCTGCTCGAATTTGTCGTGGGCGATCGCAGCCTCATGACCGGTTACGGAACGGAGCGCTCGATCGACAGCGACACTTATAACAGGATCAAGCTCTATCGGGATAACAAGAAGTCCGGAAAGCGCGATACGTACATCGCCCAGGACAGCGCGAATATCGCGAAGTGGGGCGTGCTGCAGCTCTCACAATCCGTCGACGAGAATATGAATGATGCGCAGATCAGTGATATGCTGAACACGCTTACCACCGTGAAGAATCGGGAGACGCGCACGCTAAAGGTCGACGCGCTCGGTGACGTCCGGGTCCGCGCCGGCTGTTATGTGCCCATCATCATCGGTGAGCGCGGGATCAATCAGCCGTTTTTGGTCGATGACTGCACGCATCGGTTCGACGGCGGCGCCCATACTATGACGTTGGAGCTGAAGGTCTTATGAGCAGCATCGAAAAGCTGATGGGTGCAATTAAGCAGGCGAGCATAGGCGCGGTGGACGCTTCCGCGCCGGTCGCCGTCCGGATCGGCACGGTGAAGAGCGTATCGCCGCTCGCGGTTACGGTGGATCAGCGGTTGACGCTCACGTCGGAGTTTTTACTCCGGACCGCCGCAACGCTGCCGCTGAAGGTGATGATCGGCGGCACTGACTACCCGGTGCGTGAAGATCTGCAAGCCGGCGACAGAGTCGTGCTTCTGCGCGCTCAGGGTGGCCAGCAATTCGTCATATTGGATAAGGTGGTGGACGGATGATACCTGTTGGCGCATCGATCGAGGAAACGGAGACGGAAGAGATCTCGCAGCCCTCTCGCACATATAAGCTGGACTTCGCGCGCGGGCGCGCCGCCGGCATGACGGACGGGTTGGACGCGATCAAGCAAACAGTGGTTAAAATCTTGCAGTCTGACCGTTTCTTTCACGAGATTTATTCGTTCGATTACGGTCATGAACTTGGCGCGGTGATCGGCGGAGCTCCGGCCTTTGTTCGGTCCGAGGTGTCCCGCCGCATCCAGGAAGCGCTGCTGCAGGACGATAGGATAACGGCGATCCAGAACATGCAAGTGACCGTCGAGGGTGATAGCCTAACGGCGACTTTTCTCGTCGTTTCGACCGAAGGGAGTTTTGAACAAGGGGTGAGCAACGGTGTATGAGCATATGACATTTGACTTTATACTTCAGCGGATGCTGGATCGTGTTCCCGACGACCTGGACAAGCGTGAGGGAAGCGTCATCTACGACGCGCTGGCGCCGGCGGCCGCCGAGCTGGCACAACTCTATATTGACCTCGATATCAATTACAATCTCTCGTTCGCGGACTCCGCGGCGGGAGATTTTTTGTCTCGGCGGACGGCGGAGTTTGGAATTAACCTCCGCGCGGCGACAAAGGCGATCCGGAAAGGGTTATTCTTCGGCGCCGGTGCCGGCGCCACTCCGCTGAACGTGCCGATCGGCAGCCGGTATGCGATCGAGGAGCTGACTTATATCGTGGTGGCGCAAATCTCGGCCGGCGTCTACCGGCTTGAGTGCGAGGTGGCCGGCGTCGTCGGCAATCAAAAGTTTGGTAACCTGCTGCCGATCACGAGCATTCCGGGGCTGGAAAGCGCGGAGCTGACGGACGTGCTCGTCCCTGGCGAAGACGAAGAGACGGACGATGCGCTGCGCGAACGATTTTATACCGCGGTTAACGAGCCGGCATTTGGTGGAAACATCGCAGATTATAAGAAGAAGATCAATGCGATGTCCGGCGTGGGAGCCACGAAGGTCTACCCTGCCTGGGCCGGCGGCGGGACGGTCAAATGCACGCTCATCGCCGCGGATTGGTCAGCCCCGTCGCCGTCGCTCGTCAATGACGTGAAGACTGCGATTGATCCGACGGTGAATTCCGGGCAAGGGATTGGCCTGGCTCCGATCGGTCACGAAGTGACGATCGCGGGCGTGGCCGGGGAAGAGATCAATATCGAGACGACGTTGACGCTGGCCAGCGGCGTCACAACCGGACAGGTGCAAGCAGACGTGGAAGCGGTGATCGATGCGTACTTGATGGAGCTGCGGCAGGACTGGGCGATTCAGCAGCAGATCATCGTTCGAACGGCGCAGATCGATGCTCGCATGCTCACCGTACAGGGCGTTGAGGACGTGGCAGATACCGAGATCAACGGTGTGGCCGCCAACTTGACGCTCGGGGCTGACGAGATCCCGGAACTTGGGACGGTGACGATCAATGAGTAAACCGATTCAGGAGTATTGGCCGGCATTTTACGAAGGCATAAAGGATTTCGTGGAATTGGCCAAAACCGTGGACGAGGAGCTGCAGCTCGTCGCCGGCGCAGTTGACCAGCTATTCAGCGATCAATTCGTTATTACCTCCGGCCTCGATGCGATCAAGCGCCGAGAAAGGATGCTCGGCATTCAGGCGGATCCGTCGGCGGAGACGCTCGACTTCCGGCGCCGCCGCATCGTCAATCGGTATTCAACCAAGCCGCCGTTCACGCTAAGCTACTTGCAGCAGCGACTCGACCAGCTCGTCGGACCAGGGCTGACGATCGTGTCGGTGGACGTGCAGGCTTTTGTCTTATATGTCACGGCCAACATCCAGAATGCGAACGTCTTCCGCGAGGTGCAGTACACCATCGAGACGGTCAAGCCGGCCAACTTGATCTATCAGCAAAACACGTCGATATCGGGAGCGGTCGGACTCGAGGAGCACTTATCCGCGAAGGAGATTACGTGGAACTACAAACTGAACGGGACATGGCAGCTCGGGGAGAAACCATTCGCCTCGTACGGAACGGAGGTCGCGATTAAATGATCCATGCGCAGTTTTTAAACGACGTCGCTGATTTCGTTAATGGGAAAATAGCGAAGGTCGTTCTTAACGGCACGGTCGAAATTAGCAACTTCACGGTTAAAGAGGCACCGGAGCGGACTGTCATCTTGCAATATATCATTCCCGTTGCAGGCGTCTCTCTCGTCGAGTTGATCGAACTTAGGAGCTCATCCGGAGCACTCATCACCTCGAATGAAGTCGAGATCCCGGTTACTTCGGATACGCTCATGTTGCAGACCATAGAAGTTAAGGAGGTCATGGCGTAATGGCGAAAACAGATTGGACATTGGTTGATACGATTCTCCCGGACGACATGAACGACATCGGTGCCGAGATCAACGTCAACGCGGACAAACTTGCCGACAACCTGGACAGCCGTGCATGGGAACTCGTCACGCTCGGTCAGGGTGTGCAGATCGTCCAGGGCGGCGACGTCCCGGCGATTTTGCATCCCGCTATGCAGGGACGGACGCTCGTTAATCTGCTTGGTAGGGATGGGAATTGCGAGGACGTTAGCAAGTTTACTCCTACTTCGGGCAATCTCGTTGTATCCCTTGACTCGGCGAATAAATCTGTCGGGAGTAACGGATACAAGATGACATGGACAAGCACATCTGTACCCGTTGTTTCGGGAGCTGATTCTCGTGACCTGTTTGCTCTGATAAACCCTGCAAAGTATTACATCGTAGTGGCTGACCTAAAGAACGGAACGGCGGCCTATACCAATATAGGGGTTAGACTTAGCGGGGGCATTCAGTATGCTTCGACGCAAGTAACCGACACGTCAAAGTTCACAACGCAATATATCGTGATATCACCGCCCGATCTCATCGGAGCAACACAATTTAAAATAATTCCCGTAATCAGCGCAACGGCTCAGAATCAATATGGGCACATCGACGCGATTCGCGTTTACGAAATCACTGTTGCCGAAAAATCGTACATCGATGGCCTGACGAGCGTACAAGCTAAATCGTACATCGCTGCTAATTACCCCTACGTAGACGATATGAAGCACGTCAATGCCGTCTATATCGAGAATAAGGGGAAGAATCTGCTTCCGCCGTTTTCGGAATGGTTTCCATTCGACAATTCAGCATCCGTGAAGTACGAGGTTTTAGATAGTTTCACTGTTCGAATGTACGGAATCGGAATGACAGGCACAATAGTATCTCCTTTAATCCCGGTCGTGCCAGGACAAAGTTACACTATTTCTGGTGGTGAAGTGTATTCAGCAAATTCGTACTTCGATATTATTTTCTACGACAAAAATGGAGTAGTAATCGGTTTGGGTGTTGATGGATTGAGTACTGGCGCAACGAAGGCTACTGGCGTCGCTCCATTAAACGCCGTCTATGCTAAAGGGCGGGTTATAACCCTTGCGGGAGCGACATCGGGCAGTTTCCTTGTTACGAACCCAATGCTTAACATCGGCTCCGAACCCCTCCCGTTCGAGCTCCAAAAACCGTCTTATCTCTATCTACCAGACTGCAACTTCCGTTCCAATATAGACGGCAGCATAGCAGATCGACTGTATACCGATGGTCAAGGTAAACCGAGGGTGACGAGAAGATTTAGAGAGATTGTGTTGGATGGTTCATTAGATTGGGCGTTCGTTACTGATCACGCTGGGTTTAAGAGGGTATCGACTGCCTCTGCAAAGCGTCAGGTAGACTCCGATGCCACGAACGCCGTAGCGATAAAATATGACGGCAAGATTTTACTGTTAAATTCTTCTGCACCAACAACCGGAGATCAGGTTTCATTTCTGACAAGCGGAGCCTATATTTCTATTGCCGACACCGACAGCGGTTGGGGAGAAACCTACACACCTACAGCAGATGAGATTAAGGCTTATTTCTATGGGTGGAGGATGGTCGATGGTTCGCTTAATCCTTATCCCGGAAACGGAACGAAGTACTGGGTTTATGCAAATGGTCTTGGCGGGTGGACGGGCACTACAACAACTTTGCCGACGGATTTTTCTCCTGCTGTGACGAACAAAACAATATCGTCCTACCGCCTCATGTATCAACTCGCCCAAAGCGTAGACGAGTCTGTTAGCTATGAAGGCTCCTTAATGTTGCACGAGGGAGCGAATCAAGTCGAGGTCGGGACGGGGATTGTGGTTCGGGAGGTAGTAGTACCGAGTGGAGTTGCTTTAGATGAGTATCATATCAACACGAATGTTAATGGGATTCCGAATCTGTTAAAAAACAGACCTGGTCGTATCACCAACGTGTTCAAAAAATCAGTTGTCGATGATTGGGTCAAAGGAATACGAAGTTCCGATCACGTTGGATTGTCGGTGTATGGCTATGGGTACGCATATATTCAAAAAGACAGATTCGATCCAACCGCCGCCTATTCCGTCACCTACCTAGCGCTCGACACCTACTTGCTCGGAATCGCTCCGCAAACGATTAGCACAGAGTATGCGCCGAACATCAGAGAATCGGTGGAATCCTTGGTAAGAGAGCTAGTCGAAGCTCGCACGGAAACATCCGTCCTGGCGAACACGAAGGCGCAGAAGCAGCAGCCGCAATGGGTCGATCCAACATTTATAGGTGGGTGGCTGAAAAAAAGTGGAGGACGATCAGGTTATTGGAAAGATGATTTCGGAATAGTTCACATACATGCGGATATAGAGGCGGGTAACACTGCGGGGGGTTCGACAATACTCCAACTACCTCAAGGATATCGACCGTTAACTACCATTCGATTAAATGGGCATGTCGTCGGGAGTGCCACGTTTGCCGCCTTTTACATCACGACTTCCGGAGAAATAAAAATTCTTTCCACGTCCATTGCTGCAAGTTCCACCATAACTTTTAGCACTTCATTTCGAGCCGAACAATAAGGAGGGTTAAAATGAAAGAAGCAATACGAGTCAGCCTCGACGGCTTTTACGTCGAGCCGATCCTCGTTCCGTTTTCACAAACGGGCGTTACGGAGATCCACGAGCTACTTCCCGCCGAAGAGGATGAGAAACCGGAAGAAGTCGTAACCGGATATATAATCGCCGAGAAAGTCCCTGACGGGTTGTTCATGCCCCGATGGGACTTTTCTAATTCCGTTTGGATCGATGGGCTAACGCAAGAGGAAATCGAAGAGATTCGGAACGCCCCGCAGCCGGTTACTACGGAACAGCGTGTATCCCAGCTTGAGAGCGAGAGCGTCGAAACGATGCTCGGATTGGCCGAAGTTTACGAGTCAACTACCGACGCACTCACCGTTCGTGAGCAAGAGACCGTCGACACCATGCTAGGGCTTGCTGAAGCGTACGAAATCATCCTTATGCAGCAGACAACCATCGACGCTCTATCGGCCCGTGTCGCCTCCTTGGAAGGGGGTGAAAGCTAATATGGCACAAGTATACGCAAGCTTGATTCGTAAGGGATTCAAGACGATCGACGACGTCCCCGCCGAAAAGCGGGCGGAAGTGGAAGCCATCCTGGCCGCTGATGCTTAAGCGGTTATGGGACAGGCTTCTTTTCTTATTCCAAGTGGGAAGGGGGGATGCGGACATGGCAACGGTATATGCAACGCTGATCGTTAAGGGCTACTACACGATCGATCAAGTGCCGACGGCGCAACGCGCGAAGGTAATCGACATCTTGGCGGCAATGGATCTGAACGAAGACGGCACGCCGAAGGAATAATCATCGCGAGGCCCTGCAGCGGCGGGGCCTCTTTATTGGAGGGCACAAGGTGAGCATCGAACAGAACGTACTTAGCGACATCGCGGGTAAGCTCGGACGGCTGGAGTCGTCAACCGAAGCTCAAGCCCGCGCGACAACTGAGCTTACCAACAACGTCAATCGACTGGTCGAGCGACTGGCGCAGAGCGACAAAGACGCGACCAGGGCGAAGGAATCGGCAGCTTCCGCGCATCACCGGTTGACCGAGATCAATGCTGACATAGAAAAAATTCGTGTGCATTATGACAACGAAATCCGCCTGATGCATGCGCGAATCGAAGCGGAGACTTCCGCGCTTGGTTCCCGCATCTCGGCAGAGAACAAGGAACGTAAAGCAGATAGGAACTGGTTGATCGGTACCGTGCTTACGGCTGCTGGACTGATCATTGCAATTATCAAATTATTCTAGGGGACGAGTATTATGGACTGGGGAACGATTGCTGGACTCATTGATGCAAGGCTGCTTGTCGTGTTGGCGGCATGTTGGGTGATTGGATATTCGCTCAAACGGACGCCGCGCGTTCCGGACTGGTCAATCTTGTATGTCGTAATTATAACGGCAGTCCTACTCGCCGGCGGTGTGATCGGATTTACCTTCGAAGCTGTTGTTCAAGGCATCATTGTGGGGGCGGTAGCCGTCGCCGGTCACCAGGCGGTGAAGCAAGCGAAGGAGGCGGCAGGTGTCGATGATTAAACATACTCGCATTCGCGTCGTTAACGGTAGGATCGAGGAAGGCCCGCTGCAATACAGCAGCGGATACAGCAAGGCACAGGGATGGACGGACATCCGGATTGTCGAGCTTCCGCCGGCGGCGATCCGGACCGCTCGGTACATTTACAGCAAGGGCGGTACCGTGCCATCCATTGCTGCCAAACAGGCCGGCGACGTGTTCGCGTTCAACGCGAGCTATATAGACGTGGCCAGCGGTGCGCTGCTCGGCCGGACCTTCACCGATGGCAAGCAGATCGCGGCGGACATCGCCGGCAAGACGGTTGATCGGGACCATCTTTATTTCGCTGACGGCCGCTTCGACATTGGAGAGATTTCTGGCGTCGAGGGATTGGTGTGGGCGGCGCAGGGCGCCCCGCGGCTGGTGCTGGCCGGGCAAAACGTCGCGGACAATGCGTCGAAGCTCGAGAACGTGCAAGCCGACATTGCGAAGCAGCTGCAGCCGCGCCTGGCCGCCGGCATTAAGTCGGATGGCACGCTGGTTCTCGTTCTGGTCGATGGCCGCGGCAATGCTGACCGCGGCCTGCACCTGACGGAGCTCTCTGCGGTCATGCTGCATTATGGAGCCCGCGACGCGATCAACCTGGACGGCGGAGGATCGGCGACGCTGTACGCAAGCTTTCCCGAACTCCGGACGGCTGCAGATATCAAAGAAGGGAACTATCACCTTGCCGATCTGTCGGCCAGTTCGCCGCGAACGGTCCATCACGCCGCCGTCATAGAGGTGGATAAGGCCAAGCTGTTTCCGCCGGCGTTATTCGGCATTGATTGCGCGGCGCCGCTAACGGCAGCCAAGGCAAAAGCGCTTGCCGCTGAAGGTGTAAAGTTTGCTGTCCGCTATTTGGTCCCGCCGGCGTATGCATGGAAACGGCTGCTCAAACCGGAGGCCGATGCGATCCAGGCGGCCGGCTTGCGGTTGGCCAGTGTGTTCCAACTCGGCGCGGACCGGCCAAAAGGCGGTGCGGGCAACGGTGCGGCAGACGGTAAGTCCGCCTTGGCCGAGGCCATAGCGATCGGGCAACCGGCGGGATCGGCGGTCTTTCTAGCCGTCGACTACGATGCGAAGCCGGACGACTACGACAAGATCGAGGCGTACCTGCGAGCAGCACAGGACGAGCTTCCGGGCTATCACGTAGGCGTCTACGGGCATTTCGGCGTGATCGAGGAGATGGCACGCCGCGGTGCCTGCCGCTACTTCTGGCAGACGTATGCGTGGAGCGGCGGAAAGAAGAGTAACCGCGCGCACCTTTGGCAGTACAAAAATAACGTCACGCTCGCCGGCCATGCGGTCGACTGCAACGAATGCTATGACGATTCTATTTTTTGGGGAGCTTCAAGTGGGGAGGAGAAGCCTTTGAGCACGAACGAGATCATTGTTATCGTGAATGGCAAAGAACTGCCGGAAAAAGGTGAGGTCAAAGCCGGAGTAACCCACGTGCCGGCCCGGGCGATCGCCGAGGCATTAGGCGCCAAGGTCGTATGGGACAAAGATGCGAATGCCGTACGCATTACGACATGACGATCAGCCCGGGGGCTTAGCCTCTCGGACTGTCGTACGATTGCCACCTTAATATAAATCACAAAGACCCCGCTTTTCCTATAGGAGGCGGGGTTAATAGCGTTTATTAATGAATACACTAAAGTCAAGGAGGTAATAATCTGTGGAGAAATATCTTAATAAAGAAGATGGTACAGTAGTTGAACTCGTGTCCGAATCGCCAAATGGTGAGTTTGTGATGCTGCAAAGAGAAGGAGTACCAGAAAATCGTTGGATTATTGAAAGCAAAAAATTCTGTAAGCAGTACAGTAAAAAAGTAAATCCGAATTAAACAAGTGCCAATGATGAAGCTGTTACAAATAGTTGTTCGATTTCTTCATTCCAGAGACTCTCACTTTTAATTAAGTCAATTACTAAGCTGAAATCTGTATTACTTAGCAATTCTGTTGCTACAGTCGCCGCAAAAGCTGATTCGGGTTGGGCTTCATATAGTAAATTCGTGGTAAATGATATTATTTTATTTTTGTTTTGGGTAGTACGCTGTATGCCGCTCTTATATTTTTCAGCTCGTTCAACCAGTTCTTCAATTTGGAATTGTAATGCTTTTACTATATCAAAACGGGCGGTCATCATTTTTCTTACATCATTTAATAGTAATCTCTTAATGGTCATTTTACCGTGGTCAGTCTTAGCATAGTAACAAAACGATCGCATCGTTAGATGGTCCTTTGGATCCATTGTTGACGGATTAATAAATGGTTTGTTTTTTGTGTCATAATCTGACTTGCGTCCGTTGCACCTCTTGCAGCTGGGTAGAAGATTATCCCATTCGATAACAAGCTCAGGATAACTGTCTTTATCATGGAAGTGATCTATCTCCATATATTTGGATTCTTCCATAAGTTTGCATTCGCAGTAAGCACATTTATAATGCGAACTTTCTAATAAGGCAATTTCGATCTCTTTGATTTTCCACACTGACTCGTTTGTTTGAGCATATTCTTTTGTTAATTCGTCTTTTAGGGTTGAAGTAAGAATACTTGGGCATGGTTTTTTTGTAATCTTAATCATTAATATCTCCCATGGAAGCCATTTGAATTTTTAGAATTTTCCGCAATTGGTTTTCAGGATGCAACATATTGTTTAGTGTAGAGTAAGCTTCTTGTGCTTGTTGAATATTATCAGTATTCAAAGCTTCCTCAAATTTTGATACTGAATTTGTGAATACATCAGAAACCACACTTTTTAGCCCCATTACATCTGTTAGTATTTCTTCAACGGTCCATCCTTGGAATCCATACTTACTTGAAGCGATTTTTCGGACCGTTACTGAGCCATCTTCATGATATCCTAATGGTATAATCTCGTCGGATTGGGCTACTTGCAACATGTGCGGGCTATGAGTTGAAACAATAAATTGAGCATTTGGGAATACAGTTTTCAATACTTGAATTAGTTTCGATTGCCATTGAGGATGTAAATGCAGGTCTAATTCATCGATTATTATTATTCCAGAGTATTCTTGAAATTGGATTTGTTTTTCATCTTTAAACCTGAACTCTACTTCTTTCATTAGACCTAGCAATATGTAGATTACAGATTTGTATCCAGATGATAGATATTCAAAATACAACTCTGCTCCAGAATTGTTTTTTACTAGGATATCAAATGTCTCGATTTTAACTCTTGAAAATCTAATTTGATCATCCAAAACGCCAAAAATCTCTTTTGCGGTTTCTAAATTCTTCTTCTGCACCTCTGAAAGCCCTAATTCATGTGGGGCCCACATGAATCTACTCACAAACCAATTTTTCAAGTCGTTGGCTTGTATACCGTATATTGATAAGTGATGATTATCTTGTGGGGAGTCCTTTGTAATTCCATTTAACGCAATGTAATCGAAGTGGCGGTTAGTCTTTAGAACTAGGACATTGTTAGCATGTTGAAATAAATGATGATGGTGATACGGAATGTTATTGTTCTCGGTGGGGTGAAAATTATTTCTGTCTAATTGGGTATCAATTAGATCGTTATCAATGATAGTTGCTATTCTCCAATATCCTTGATCGTAGTTAGCATTTCTTCTAATAAAAGTTGAGTGATGGTGTGAAAAAGAATGTCCTATACATTCTAATATTGTTGTTTTCCCAATTCCGTTAGGACCACAAATAATATTGAATTGCCCGTTAAAGGAGATTGTTAGATCATCAATCCCTCCGATTCCATGAATCTTGAGTTCTTTTATTCGTAACAATTTCATTTCCTCATTTCATTTTATTGTAAAAAGCCTTTTTATTATTGTACATTGATAGGGATACTTTGGAAATAAATTCATTTCACTCTTATAATATGAAACTATTTAAAATATTCAACCCTATCAATTGAATATGTTACTTATATAATGAAATCCACAAACTCAGGACTCCTCAACATCCCCGCACGTGTCCAATTTCTGAACCTCACTCTAGCACTAATCCTCTGCTCCAAATAAACGAAATCTCGATCCTCCCCGGTGACAAGCCTCTGAGCTACTTTATAAAAAGCCCTCTTATGGTCCTGCGGTACCGCAAGCTCAATTATTCCAACCGGCCGCCCTTGATACATCGCCAGCCAGCGCAATTGATCCTTGCGGTATCCTGCGACTTGGATGACTGCATACGTGTAGTTAATAATTTTGATCCAGTTGGCATCGCGCCGGCCGACGTAGCGGCTTGTCTGCCTCTTTGCGACGATCCCCTCGAGCTTTTTTTCCTTGATCGCTTCGAACAACGCGACGCCGGTCCCAGGTACGCTCAATACAGGGCTGTGAAACTGATTCGGCGTCAACACTTCCCGGAGAATCCGTTTGCGTTCCGTGAGCGGCAGCGCCCGCAGGTCCCGACCACGGTACCGCAAAATATCAAACACGTAATAGTGGACCGGCTGCCGAATCATTGCCTGTCGGATCGCCATCGACTTTCGAGTTGAGAATCGTTCCATGATTAGCTCGAACTCAATTGTTCCGGTCTCTGGGTTATGACAAGCGACCTCACCGTCTAGGACCGTGTCCGCGCTGTCGTCGATCGGCACGTTGTGTAGCTCGGGGTATTGCCGTGTGACATCGTTATTATGACGTGTAAAAAGACGGACCTGTCCGGCCTCCATGGAGAGGATGAGACGGTGTCCGTCGATCTTTGGCTCAAATATGTACCGCTCATCGTCGAATGGCTTTTCTCGCTTATCGAGGAGCATTGGAGGGAGGAACATCGATAACACCGCCAGTATAACTAGGTTGATATACCGATTGTATCATTCAGGTGGCATAACTGATGCAGGTAAACATTGGACTAATCCTGTTTCAACCGAATCTCTGAACCATCCTTTGGGTAGTGCTCGCCGTCTTCGAGAACAATCGTGATATCGGTTTGGCTAATGATCCGACCGACGCCCATTAGTTCATCCACTTTATACTCCCCGGTCCCGAAGCGGTAGCCGTAAGTCCTCCAGACCTCAATCTCCACACAGGCAAGGATCATCTCATTAAACTGCTTAACGTCCATCATAACGATTAGGCCTCCCGATCTCCCGAACAAATTTACCTCGATCGTCATAAACCAAAATGCTTAGTCCTTTAATTGCCCCCTTAGTCTCCATAAGTAGTCGAAATGCCTCGTCCCTCGATAACGATACGTTGATACGTTGCCCGTTGTAGGCAAGGTAGTACTTCAGTTTTCGCCCTCCAGGATCCGTTCCTATTCATCATTCTTCGACACTCGCCCATAATTCCCTTTATTTAGGATATAAAATCTCAGTTAGGAATAAATTGAGTGTTGCAAGGGAACAACTGTTCGTATTATGATAGGGAACAAACGTTCCTGTTTGGAGGCGGACGAAATGACCGTGGAGAGGTATGTGGGCCGAGTGGTCGAGATCGTGTACATGGACAGCAAAGGTCGCTTCAGCAAACGAACGATCCGAATTCTCCGGGTGGAGGCGGGGATCGTACATGCGTTCGACGTGTCCCGCAACGGGCCGAGAAGATTCGACCATGAACGCATCCTGGCGGCGCAACCGGTGGTCCGCGATGCCTCCTGAGCGGACGATATTCCTGATCGATGGACAGTCCTTCTACGCATCGGTCGAAAAGGCAGCTCATCCCGAATACGCCAATAAGCCGGTGGCGGTGGGAGATCCGGCGCGGCCGTCTGGAATAATACTGGCCGCGTGTCCGATCGCCAAATCCCGCGGTGTGACGACGGCTGAACGCAATTTTACAGCTTTGGCCAAGTGTCCGAACCTCGTGATTATCCGGCCGCGGATGCAACGTTACATCGAGATCTCGTTGGCGATCACGGAAATATTTGAGTCATACACGGATCTGGTCGAACCGTACAGTATCGACGAACAATTTCTGGACGTCACCGGGGTACTTCACCAGTATGAATCTGCCGAGAAGCTGGCGATGGAAATCCAGAATGAGATTCTATTGTCCACCGGCGTTTGGTCGAGGGTGGGAATCGGTCCGTCAAAGATCCTCGCCAAAACGGCGACAGACAATTTTTCCAAAAAGAATGAGACAGGAATTTTCCGTCTCGGCTACGACAATATCGAGGATGTCCTGTGGCCGCTGCCGGTCCAACAGATGTTCATGGTGGCGAGCAAGATGGCCACACACTTTCACATCATGGGCCTTCCGACAATTGGCCACATAGCCCGCATGCCGCTCGCGGATTTTAAGCGCCGCATGAGACAGCACATGGGCAGGCAGAGCGACATTCAGGCGGAGTACTACTGGCAGACGGCGCGGGGCATCGACCCGAGCCCTGTCGTGCCGTCAATTCGCAGCGAGCTCAAGTCCGTCAGCCACGGCAAGACGCTCCGGGCGAGCTTATACTATAAGAGCCCAGACATAGAGCTCGTGCTGCAGGAACTAGTAATCGAGGTATGCCGGCGAGCGCGTCGGCTAGGAAAGCAAGGTCGTGTCGTATCCGTAGGCCTCGGGGAGACGGACGGGGAGCGCGCGGCGCGGTTTGGACGGCAGGCGACGCTGCAGCACGCGACAAACCTCACGCACGAGGTGTATGCAGCAACTCTCCGGCTATTCCGCGAATACTGGCAAGGGATGTCTGTGGGATACCTGTACGTGTCATTGACGCAACTGTCCGAAGACAGCGTGACGCAGCTCGCGCTGTTCGATGATCGTGCCCGCCGGCACGACCTGGAGGCTGTCACGGATGCAATCAAGGACCGCTATGGAAGCGCGGCGATTATGCGAGCCTCGTCATTGCAAGGGTCCGGGGTGGCGCGCGAGCGGGCCGGGCAGATCGGAGGGCACTATAAATGACCAAGCTTGACGGCAATGGCCGCTGGGGCGGCAAGATGCTGCTGACGGAGCATCCGGAGCAATATGAACGACGAATCGATACGGTAAAAGCCGGCAAGGCGACGGCCGAGGATCTCCGGTTAATAAGAGACTCCATTTTACTGCCGTACTTGATGACGATGATCCAAAGATCGATCGATGAGGTCGGGCGCTCTCAAATTTCCATGTACAATGTAATGGGGCGTTTTATGAGGGTGCTGCTGGACCGAGCCAGTCTTGAATCCTTTAACGTCCGCAGAGAACTTAAAAAGCGTAATATCAAGATCCTGAATGATGAGACGCAAGACGACATGGTCTACAATCGTTACGTCTGCAGAGGGTATGAGGGCAAGTTTGGGATGACTAGGGAAATCATGCGGGCAGAGATTAGCAAGCACCTGTCTCAAATAGTGGAAGGTTTTCTTAAACCAAAGGAGTGATCGTCGTGCAAGAAGAAATATACGTTGCTTGTCGATGTGAAGAGAGTCCAGAAATTTTAACGGTAACCACCGAGTTTATTGTAGCGTTGGATCAATACGCTATAGATGAAGAAAACGTATGGATAGAGATCTGGAAAGGAGGGAAAAGAACGGCTACATGTCGAACTCGGCTAGATTTTGCGAAGCAAGGGATCACCTTTCATATCAACCGAAGAGTTCCGGAGAGAAATGACCTGGAGCGGCGGCGCTCATTGAGATTCTATCTATATAATGAAAGTAGAAACCCCGGTCTAATGTGGCCGGGGTTTTATGCGCATAGATTTATTCTTACGGACGTCAGCGCCTACTGGGACAACGCGGCGACGATCTGCGCGATGCGGGAGGCGGACGACCGGTTTCTGGTGACGACGGAAAGCCTTAGTCATTTTCAAGAGGACGTCCATCGCTGGACGGGCCAGGTCGGATCTCAATTCGGCATGAGGCCGGAGCAATTTCAGTTGGTGCTGCTGCAAGGAGGGCATCGAACGACGGGAGGATATCGCGTGAAGGAGATTCGCAAGGAGACCGGCTGTACCGAGTACGCCGAGCTGAAGCTTCTCGAGAGCATGCACCTGCAATTGGACAGCGGCAGGCTCGACGAGTGGTTGTCGTCCGACGAGAAGCACGGGGCCAGCTTCGACCCGGTCGCCCGGCCTCTCCTCCGGAGCCTGAACTGGACCGACAGGCTGCGGCAGACGGAGAGGCCTTGGGTGCGGCGCCTGATGAGGCATCGCGGGAGGGGAAGATGAGGGCGCGTCCGGAGACGGAGGCTCAGGGAGGGACGGTTGCCGGGATAGAGCCGGAAGAGCGTTCAGGTAGCCGCGAGCCTTCGGGCAAGCGGTTTTCCCCGGCCGCGTACGCGGCCGGCCTGCAAGCATCCGAATCGTTGCAGGCCGCGGGGGTTCCCGAGGAGCGGGAGCCGTCCGACGCGTTGAACCGGCTGAGGGCGTATACGGAGGAAGTTCGGCAGATGCTGTCGACGCCGCGGGGCTGGAGCGAGGAAGAGCGCAAGCAATACGCGGAGAAGCTGAACCGGGCGATCATCGGATTTCCGCAGGAGCGCGCGGAGATGCTGGCGATCATCGCGGACTGGATCATCCGCAAGCGGCTGCAGCATGTGTCGTTCGGAGGCCTTCCGTACGCGACGCTCGCGGAGGCGCTGTTCGCCGAGGTCATCGGGATGAACGTGCTCGAGCTCGTGCTGCGGAACCGGGAGGGGCTGGAAGAGGTCCAGGTGGTCGGCACCCGAATCTTCGAGATCCGGGACGGCCGGGCGACGCCTTCGCCTTACCGGTTCCAGGAAGTGTCGCAAGTGGAGAGAATCCAGCAAAATCTGGTGCTGTTCAACAACGACCGGATCAACCCCCGCAAGCGATGGGCGGAAGTGCTGTTGCTCGACGGCTCGCGGGTGACGCTGACCGGCTTCGGCTTTACGGCGCAGCCGACGCTGACGATCCGGCTGTACACGGTCAAGCGTTTCAGCCTTGATACGCTCTGTCGGCCGGAATACCGGACGATGGACGAACGGGTGAAGGAGCTGCTCCTGCTGATCGTCGCTAGCAGGCTGAACATGGTCGTGATCGGGGCGACGAACACGGGGAAGACGCATCTGATCAAGGCGCTCATCTCCGCCATGCCGGACGAGGAACGGATCGTGACGATCGAAGGGCGCTTCGAGCTGATGCTGGGGCGCGACTTCCCCGACAAGAACGTCGTAGAGTACGAGGCGGAGGAGGACGATCCGCTGCACGGTCCCCGGCAGGCGTTCAAGCTGGCGCTGCGGCAATCCCCGCGAAGGATTTGCCATGCGGAGATTCGCGACGAAGACGCCAACATCTACGTTCGCGCCTGCACCCGTGGGCACGAGGGGAGCATTACGTCGGTACACGCGAGCGGCCTCGAGGACGTTCCCGATACGATTACCGACATGTGCCTGCTCGACGGGCGAGGGATGAATCCCGCGTCCATGACCCGCCGGATCGCCGAGCACGTGACGCACGTCGGGTTCGAGATGAGGATGATCGGGGGGATGCGCAAGCTGGCGCGGGTCGGGGAATTCGAGTGGCGGGAAGGTACGGTAGGGGTGAGGGACTTGGCGGTCTACGACGAGAAGGAAGAGCGCTGGACGTTCCCGGAGAGCTTCTCCGGGAAGGCGCTTCGCAAAATATCGCGAGCGGATCCGGACGGCTACGCGAACTTTCTCGAGCGGATTCGGGCGCCGCATGGCGAGGAGGCGATGGCGCGATGAAGCCGTTGCTCTACGCCGCGGTCGTGATGCTCTTTATGCTTGCCTACGTCGGCTTCTATTCCGGCATGGGGATCTGGTGGGACGGACAATCCCGCAAAAGCCGCCTCCGTTCGAAGAAAAAGGCGGACCGGGAACGTCCGGAAAGACAGCTCCGATGGAGAAGCCTCGACAAGCTAAGGAGACACGTCTCCGATCTGCTGCTCGCGCTGGGCTGGCGAATCGGGCCGTTCGGATTCGCGGCGTGCTGCTGCGGAACCGGGCTGTCGGGCGCGCTCGCGGGAGCGGCGCTTTTCCAGTCGGGCCGCTCCGCGCTGCTGACGATGCTCATGTGCGGCACGGTCCCTTACGTCCTGCTTCGGATGTCGCTCATGAACCGGCAGATGGCGACCCGTCTGGAATTTCTTCCGGCCGTCGAGTTGTTCTACCAGAGCTATCTGGTGACGGGATGCCGCCACGTCCGGATCGCGTTGCAGAAGACGGTGGAAGAGAGAAGGTTGCCCGGGGAAGTGCAGGCGGTGTTCGACCAACTCTATCGGAACCTGTCGGTCAAAGGGGACGACGAGGGAAGCCTGAGGCGATTCTCGCTGTCGTTCGGCAACCTGTGGGCGGAGTATTTCGGCAACATTCTGAAAATCGCGCTCGGGGAGGGCAATAACGTCTCCGAAAACCTCAAGGAGCTGATCTCGGACATGCGCAAGGCGCAGCTCGCGAACCAGAAGGAGCGCCATCGCCTGTTGGAGATCCGGTTGGCGAACTATACGCCGGTCGCGTTTTTGGCCCTGTTCATGGGCGTCAATTTCAAGCTGAATCCGGAGGGCAGCTACGCTTACTATATCGCGGACCCCGGCGGCAGGAGCATGCTTCTGAACGCTGTGCTGCTCCTGTTCGGTTCGTTCCTGATGGGTCTTTATTTGTCGAGGAAGAAGCTGTAAGGCAAGGGGGAAAATCGATGTCGGAGTATATGTCGGCGTTGACGTTCGGATTGGGCTGGCTCTTGCAGTTCGCGCTGGCGTTCGCCGGAATCTGGTTGGCGTTGCGGCTCGGCTTCGCGCCCGCCAACCGGTGGCGCGTCCAGTTGAAGGGCTGGCGCGCGAGAAAGGCGCCCCGCTGGTGGTTCAGGCTGTGGCGGACGGACAGGGAGAGCGTCGCCCTGCAGGAACGGCGCGTGCTGCTGGCCGGCTGCGGCATTCGCTATTCGCCGGAAGCGTATTTATCGGCGCGAAGGTGCGCGCTGACCGCGCTGCCGCTTGCGGGGTCGCTGCTGTACGCGTTGCAGGCGGGAAGCCTTCTCCCCGCGCTGCCCATTTGGAACGCGATCGTCGCGTTGGCGGCCGCCGCGATCGCGATCGCGCTCGACCGGCCGATGCTCCAGTCTTTCCGCCGCTATCGGACCGACCGGATCCGCAAGGAGATCGTCGCGGTCATCAGCCAATTGCTCTACTATACCGGCTCGAGGCTGCACCTGCACGGCAAGCTGATGAAGTGTTTGTCGCTGACCCGCCAAATCCGCTACGAGATGGGCTTGCTGCTGAACGAATGGTACCACGACGCGGACACGGCGCTAAGGCGGTTCAAGGAGCGACTCGGCACGGACGAAGCTTACGGCTTCGCCGAGAGCCTTCGTTCCTTGCGGCTTAACGAGAGCGACGAAATCTACGCCCTCATGAGGGAGATCGTGCGGGACTACAAGGCCCAGATCGAGCTCGCCAAGGAAAGCCGCAAGGAGACGGCTTCGTATTTGCTATTCGTGCTGGCCGGCATTCCGATCCTTTACACGTTTCAGATCTTTTTATATCCCTGGGTCCAGGAAGCGGCGAAGCTGTTCGACGCGCTTAACCCATAGGAAGGAGGTGTGCAAGGATGAGAAATATTCTGATCACCGTCATGATGCTGATTACGGTTATATACGCGGAAACCGCTGTAATTATAGGTCTTTTTTAATATCCGTGAGCGTCTTGCTCACATTTTGACCACCTCACTCATGAGGGCTCCGAATTTTGCTGACGCTTCCTTCTTCATCGACTTCGTGACATGAAGATAAACGAGTCTTGTCACCGTATCGTTTTTATGCCCGAGTCGCTCCATTATCACCTCTATATCTATCTTCGCTTCTGCGCAGAGAGATGTGTGCGTATGGCGGAGAGAATGCGGCGTTAGTTTATTCGGCAGAGACATCCATTGCGTTATTCTCTCCATTCGTAATTCAATCGTACGTCTCTTTGGCGGGTACCCGTAATGGTTCCCCTGAGGTGCGTGTCTCGGTTGATCCATTCGACCGAAAACAAAGTCGGCATCGTGATAGGTCTTGCGATAGCGCATCCTAAATTCATTTTGCTTGGCTTTTAGTGACTCAAGTTCAGTAAATACGTTGGGGTCTACGTCTATCGTCCTCCTCGATTTTTTTGTTTTGGGCGGGAGAATTTCATACCAAGTGGATAAATCCTCTGGATTGTATAACGTACCGTTGATGGATATGGTGTGTTCCTTAAAGTCAATGTCGCCCCATCTCAATGCACATAGTTCTCCGACGCGCATCCCTGTATAGGCGAGGACTAGGAATACAGCGTAATCGTTGTCTAATCCTCGGTGCTTCGCGAGTTTTAGGAATTGGGCAAGCTGCTCCTTCTCCATATACTTAGGTAATTCGTTTATCTCTTCGTCGCTAGTTGGGACCTTGGCGTATTCAGTGGGATCAATCTTGATTACCCCATCTTGCATGGCTTTCCTGAATATCATCTTGGCCGTTCCATGGATGCCTTGGATAGTGTTTCGCTCCATATTCTGGTCCATTGATATAAGCATATCTTGGTATTGATTCCTGGTAATATTGCCGATTGTGATTGCATCGAAGAATTTTAGAATGGACTCGATTTGGTACTCCCGTTGCCTCACAGAACTGATCTTGGGTTTCTTTGATATGACCCCGGCCGCATACCACTTCAACCATTTATCCGAAAAGCTTCGAAAGGATATCTTCTGCTCTTTAACGTAAAGCCCCTTAGCTATTTGGATTTCCAGTTCTTTTGCTGCTAATGACGCTTCTTTCTCTGTTCTAAATCCGCTCTTCGGGATCTGTGCCCTCTCTCCGGTGACGGGATCTTTCGGTCCCTCAACAACGTAGGACCATGTTTTTCCTCGTTTTCGGATATATGCCATGACTTACACCTCCACAACTATCTTCTTTAAACGTCCAATAACCTTGACCTCGTCTGGAGGACAGTAGATGGGTTCGTATTTGTTTGTTAAGCTCTCGCTCTGTAAAATCAATTGATCCCCGTTGCGATATACCCGTTTCAAAAATGCTTCTTCTCCGATCAGTACGGCGGCAATTTCTCCATTCTCGACCTCTTCTTGTTTTCTGACGAGTAACAAATCTCCCTCAAAGATTCTAGCTCCTGTCATGCTGTCCCCTTTGGCTCGAAGATACAGATATTCCCCTCCGTTCAACCATTCCTGCGGGGTTGCTTCGAATCCCTCTATTTCTTCATATGCGATGACTCCGTCTCCGCAACTGATCCTTCCGACGATCGGGACATTTACCATTTCGCCAAATTGATAGGGCTTTTCGTCCGACAACTCGTCGTCTGCAAGATAATCTAGGGACACGTTAAAAAAGTCCGACAGTTTCTTTAGCGTTGTCAACTTTATATTCTCGCTGCCTTTTTCATAGAAGTTAACAATTGTCGTGTAAGGGACCCCTGATTCTTTTGATAGACCAAGTTTGGTCAGCTTTAGATCCCCCATTAGCTTGTCTAACTTCTCGGTAAATTTCACTTTTGTTTCCCTCCATGGTAAATATATTTCCATTATATATCCTTTAATCTATTGTGTAAATTAAAATTTACCACGCATGATAAAAATGGTGCATTTAAAGCTTGACCACTTACCACACATGGTATATTATAGCCTTACACTTACCACGCGTGGTAACAACGAGGAGGTGATGCTATGTTCCCAAACCTGCGCGCAGAAATGGCGAGGAACGGCCTTGATGGTGAGGTGGTTTCGAAAGTAATCGGATGCACTCGCAAAAGCTTCAGTAATAAACTGACGGGAAAAACCGAGTTTACTCGGATCGAGTTATTCCGGATTAAAAAGGAGTTTTTCCCTGAATGCTCTCTTGAATACCTATTCGACGAAAAGAAATCTACTGCCTCATAAGGGGGAAACGGAGGGATATCCATTGCCTGATATTTTAACGGCGCAAGACATAGCCTCCCATCTTCGGATAAGTCGAAAACGCGTCTACGAACTCATGCAGATGAGCCCGAAACATGGAGGAATTCCGTGTTTTAGCGTCGGCAAAAGTCGCAGAGTAGAGCGGAACGATTTTGAACGTTGGTTGGCTAGTCTCAAAAAAAGCATGAATACCGTCCCGGAGGTTAGCCAGTGATCATCAAGCGCATTGAATACTACGCCCGCAAGTCCGCGGCGTACAGTCAGCTCCGCCGCCGGTGGCCGCATCGCCATCGCAGGCTCGTCGCCTACAAGGCGGCGCTGGACAGGCGGATCAACGCGGAGTGGTTGGATTGGAAATCGAGAGAGGGAAGGTGAGCAACGGATGCGCCAAGTCTTAGTTGACCCGATCGCCGCACGGCTGGACAAGCTGCGGACGTACTATCTGCACTTCAACGTATTTGTCCGCTATGGCCTGACGTTCAAGCAATTCGTCGCCAAGGTGGACAACGGGACGTGGGTGGCCTACAAGGCTCCGGTGGTCGCCGAATGAATAAGGCGCAAGTCCTGCCCTCAATTACTGAGCTCACCGACGATGGAGCGATCTTCTTCGTCAGCCACAGCGGTGGTAAGGATAGCCAGGAAATGTACAACAAGCTCCGGAGAACAGTTCCTTATAACCAGATTGTCGTCGTACACGCTTGTCTCGGCGAGGTTGAGTGGCCGGGAGTTATCGACCACATCAAAGCCAACGTAGACCATCACGTCCATGTTGTTCGTGCGACGAAGAGGGACGGAAGAGAGAAGACGTTGCTTGGCATGGTTGAAGATCGAGGCATGTGGCCGTCGTCATCTTGCCGGCAATGTACGAGCGACCTGAAGCGCGGACCGATTATGAAGTTCATTCGGAATTATCTGTATCAGAAAGGCCGCCGGATCGCGGTCAACTGCATGGGGATTCGAGCGGAGGAGTCTACCGCGCGAGCTAAGAAAGTTCCGTTCCGGTTCAATGCGTCCGAGAGCTGCGGACATCGCGACGTATACGATTGGATGCCGATTTTCGATTTGACGACCGCCGAAGTCTTCCAAGGGATCGCGGATGCTGGTCAAAAGCCGTTTTGGACATATGAACGGAATGAGCGGTTGAGTTGCGTGTTTTGCATCATGGGAAGCGTAAACGATCTCCGGCACGGAGCAGAGAAGAATCCGGATCTTTACCGTGAATACGTCGAACTGGAGCGCAGGATCGGGCACACGATGTTTAGCTCCGGTGGGCGCCAGATATCACTCGAGGAGCGGACCGGGATTCCAATGCAAAATTAATTCCCTTAGAGTGTGCAGAGCCGTCTTCGGCGATCGGTAGATAGAGTAGAACCTGACAAGGAGGTGAGAGAGGACATGGGAGAGGCAAAGCGTCGTAAGCTGGCCGGGAACACCGAGCCGAACAAGCAATGTCACCAGCGCAAGGAGGCCAAACGGCACGCGCATAAATTGGCGGTGCAGGAACGCGCGGCAGCGCGGGCGATGAATCCGCGGTTGAAATAATTCCCGGATTGCTAGATTACGACGGGGAGGTGAGAAAGAACATGAAAGATCGTAAGCCATTTATCGACCCTAGGCATTTCGAATTCGGCCCCTGGCAACAAGAGCTGATTTGGGTCCAGCGTAACAGCCTCGGTATCATCGTCGGCTACAGCGAACGGCTTCCGATGACCGATAATTTCGTTCCGACGATGCCGATCAGAAAGAAAAACAGCCCTTCTCAGGGTGAGAGCTGAGAGAGGGCCGCAAAACAAAAACAAGTTAGCCCCATGATATCGCATGTTCGCGACTGGGGCAAGGAGGATTTTTATCTATGACGACCGCAACAGCAAATAAGCCGCGCCCGTCCAGACGGCTCGAGCACCAACTGCGAGGAGTCCTCGCGAAAGTCTATGTCCTGCTACCGGGCTGCGACGTCTGCAGCCAGCGCATGGAGCCGGAGTTCCTTAAGCCGTTCCCGGGGGCGCCGGACGTCAAGGCTTGCGGTCCGTGCATCCAGACCTGCACGGGGGAGGTGGCGGGGGATGGCGGATAAATGTCCGGTTTGTAAGACAAGCCTTACGGGTCTGTGTATTGTCGAGGATCACTTCTCGCAGAAACCTGTGGAGACCCGCGACCTCGACGCCGATCTGGCGCTCTGCGAAGCGGCTACGTGGGAGACGTGGGACAAGTTGATCTGGCACATTCCCGCTGCCGATTTCCACTTTACCGCGGAATCCCGCCAAGGCTGGCCGTACGCGATCCGCCGCGCCCAGGAGGCCGAGCGGGAGGTCGACCGGCTCCGCAACGAGATCGGCATGCTGCAAGAGCAGTTAAGTCAGCATCACCGTAGCGGTTGCTACGACTAACCATACATCAGGAGGCTATCATCTATGTCTATCATTCCGATCCAAGTCACGCTCCAAGCGGCCAACGCGGCCGACTACCGTCAGCTCGTCCATGACCTCGCCGGCACGATGGCGAGCGGCCAGACGGAAAAGGCTCCGACTCAAGGATTCCAAGAGCCCGCAGCGCAAGCGGCACCCGCTTACGTTCCGCCGGTCCAACAGCCGGCTCCGCAACCGGCGCAACCCGTATACCAGCAACAGCCGTTCACGCAGCAGACGCCGGCAGCCTATCCGACCGTGGCGCCTACGAGCGCGGTACCGACGGCAGCACCGATGCAACAACAGCCGCCAGTACAGCAAATGCCGGCGAGCGTGCCGACCTCGGCGCCGCAGTACACGCAGCAGCAGCTCGCGATCGCCGCGACGGCGCTCATGGAGGCGGGTCACAACATCACGGCGTTGCTGCAGCAGTATAACGTCCAAGCGCTGACCCAGCTCCCGCCGGAGCGCTACGGGGAGTTCGCGACGACGCTGCGCGGCCTGGGGGCGAGCATCTAATGACCCAGATCGCACACGCTGAGAGGGCTCACGCGCTGCTGTCGCCCAGCGGCGCGCACCGGTGGCTCAATTGCACGCCGAGCGCTCGTCTCGAGGCGACGCTGCCGGATACGACGAGCGAGGCCGCAAGCAAGGGCACGCTCGCTCACGAGATCGCTGAGCTCAAGCTCCGCAAGTATAACGAGCCGATGGGGCCGCGCAAGTTCGCCTCGGCGCTCAAAAAGTTCAAGGATCATCCGTTGTACGAGCCGGAGATGGACAAGCATACGGACCTTTACATCGACTATATCAAGTCGATCGTCCACAGCTACAGCTCGCCGCCGTACATCGCGATCGAGCGCAAGTTCGACTTGAAGGCATACGTACCGGAGTCGTCCGGCACGAGCGACTGCGTGATCATCGGCGGCAAGGACCTGCGGGTCGTCGACTACAAGAACGGTCAGGGCCACGCGGTCGAGGCCGAGCACAATCCGCAGATGATGCTGTACGCGCTCGGGGCGCTTCGGCAATACGCCATGCTTTACGAGATTGAGACCGTGCATATGACGATCGTGCAGCCCAAGGTATGGGACGCGCCGTCCGAGTGGTCCATCTCCGCGGCGGATCTGCTGGCGTGGGGTGAGTCGATCAAGACGATAGCGCAGGAGGCTTTCGAGGGCAAGGGCGCGTATACGCCGGGCGAGCATTGCGGGTTCTGCCGGGCGCGGAACACCTGCCGAGCGCGAGTCGAGAAGTTGCTGTCCGTGGAAGACGTCGCCCCAATGCGGCCGCCGCTCATCACCTGGGCGGAAGCAGCGGACGCGCTTCGCCGGGCCGAGGGTATCGTCTCTTGGTTCGAGTCGCTCAAGAAGGACGCGCTATCCGAAGCGCTACGAGGCGGTGACGTGCCTGGCTTCAAAGCGGTGGAGGGGCGCGGCGGGCGCGAATACGTCAATCTCGACAAGGCGTTCGCGCATTTGACGGCCAACAAGATCGAGGAAGCGCTGCTGTATGAGCGCAAACCGTTGACACCGCCGGCCGTCGAGAAAATGCTCGGGGCCAAGCAGTACCGCGAATTGCTCGAGGAACCCGGCCATGTCATCAAGACGTCCGGTAAGCCGACGCTGGCCGCTGTGGACGACAAGCGGCCAGCCATTACCAACCAGGTTAACCCGGCGGACGTGTTCGGCGCTCCGGTGCCGGCAGCAACCGCCGATTAACAAATACATCACTTTGGCGCCGAGCGCCAAGACAAGGGAGACACGACAACATGGCAAACGATCAAGCGCAAGCGACAAGCGTAACAACCGGCGAGGTAAGACTGAGCTTCGTACATCTGTACCAGCCTCACGCCAGCCAGCCCGGTCAAGAACCGAAATTCAGCACGACGATCCTGATTCCGAAGTCCGACACGGCGACGATGCAACGCATCTATGCCGCGATTAATGCCGCGTTCGAAAAAGGAGTTGCGGGGGCATGGGGCGGAGCTCGTCCGCCGCAACCCAAAACGCCGATTTGGGACGGCGACGGCGTCCGTCATAACGGCGAAGCCTTCGGGCCGGAGTGCCGGGGACATTGGGTCCTGACGGCTTCCAGCAAGCAACAGCAGCAAATCGTCGACGTTAACATGAGTCCGGTCATCGATCAAACCAAGGTCTACTCCGGCGTTTACGGGCGGGTCAACATTAACTTCTTTCCGTTCTCCAACAGCGGCAACCGCGGAATCGGCGCCGGACTCGGGCCAGTGCAGGTCCTGCGCGACGGCGAGCCGCTGGGCGGCCGCGTGACAGCGGAGCAAGTATTCGGCGGTGCGCCGGCTGCTGGCGCCTACGGGGCTCCCGCGCAACCGTTCGGACAGCCAGCTCCGCAGGGGTGGCAACAGCCAACACCGCAGCAGCAGCAATACGGACAGGCTCCTGCGCAGGCACCACAGCAATACGGCCAGGCGCCGACGTATCCACAGCAGGGTTATGGACAAGCTCCTGCGCAGCAGCCGGCGCAATACGGCCAGACACCGCAACAATACGGCCAGCCCGCTCAACAGCCGCCAATGCAACAGCAGTACGGCCAGCCCGCGCAGCAACCGCAACCGCTCAACCCGATCACCGGCACACCTCTTAACGGCGGAATCATGGGCATCTAATGCTCGACAAACTGCATTTATCTGTCGATATCGAGACCTACTCGAGTGTCGACCTCAAGAAGTCGGGGCTCTATAAATACGTGCAGAGCCCCGATTTTTCTATCCTCCTATTCGCTTATTCCTGGGACGGGGAGCCGGTCCGCGTCGTTGACCTAGCGCAGGGAGAGGAGATCCCGCAGCACGTTCTACTCGCACTGAATGACCCCAACATAATCAAGCATGCCTACAACGCCGCTTTCGAGTGGTACTGCTTAAGTAAGTTCTGGTTTACGCCAATCACTGAATGGCGATGTACGATGATGCACGGTCTGTACTGCGGCTATACGGCCGGCCTCGGCCCGACGGGAGAGGCGCTGGGCATCCCGCAGGACAAGCGCAAGCTCGGCACGGGCGGCTCGCTCATCCGGACGTTCTGCGTTCCGACGAAGCCGACCAAGACCAACGGCCAGCGGACCCGGACGCTCCCGTACCACGAGCCGGAAAAGTGGCAGCTCTTTAAGACATATTGCGCCGGCGACGTCGTGGCCGAGATGGAGATCCTCCGTCGGCTATCTGTCTTCCCGGTACCGGATCAAGAGGAATGGCTGTGGCAGCTCGATCAGCAAATTAACGCTTACGGCGTCGCGGTCGACCTCGAGCTCGTAGACGGGGCGCTCGCAATCGACGAGCAGATCAGCGCGGAGCTGCGCGCGGAGGCGATCGGGCTTTCCGGGCTCAGTAACCCCAAGAGCGTTCAGCAGTTGACCAAGTGGCTCGAAGAGGAGATCGGCGAAGAGGTCGACAACCTCCGGAAAGACACCGTCAGCAAGCTGATCGACAAGGTCGACGAGGGGGCGGCAAAGCGCGTCCTCGAGATCCGTCAGGAACTCAGCAAGACCAGCGTTAAGAAGTACGCAGCCATGCGCGCAGCAGTGTGCGACGACGGCCGTGTCCGCGGGCTGCTCCAGTTCTACGGGGCCAACCGGACTGGGCGCTGGGCAGGGCGGCTCGTGCAGATTCATAACCTACCGCGGAACCATATGGCGATGCTGGACCTCGCCCGAGAGCTGGTGAAGGCCCGGAAAATCGCCGCGCTCAAGATGATTTTCGGCAACATTCCGGACGCACTCTCGCAGCTCATCAGGACGGCCTTCATTCCATCGGCCGGAAACGTACTGCGCGTTGCGGACTTCTCAGCAATCGAGGCCCGCGTGCTGGCATGGTTGGCCGGCGAACAATGGCGGCTCGACGTATTCGCTACGCACGGCAAGATTTACGAGGCGTCGGCGTCGCAGATGTTCGGCGTTCCGATCGAAGAGATTGGCAAAGGCAGCGAGCTCCGGCAAAAAGGGAAGGTCGCAGAGTTAGCGCTGGGTTACCAGGGCGGTCCCGGTGCGCTGATCAGCATGGGCGCGCTAGAACAAGGTTTATCCGAGGATGAGCTCCCGGAGATCGTGCTGCGCTGGCGTAACGCCAACAGGCGAATCGCCGATCTGTGGTCGGGGATGGAACGCGCGGTGCTGGATGCCATGCGTACCGGGCAGTCGGTCGGCATTCGTGGCATGATCATCGCACGGGAGAGCCACCAAGGGACGCAGCAGGACTTCCTGACCATCCAGCTCCATAGCGGCCGTAAGCTCTATTACGCAAAACCGTACTTGAGCGATAACGACTTCGGCAAGGAGGCGCTCTGGTATTGGGGCGTCGACCAGAAGACGAAGAAGTGGGCCACGATGTCCACGTACGGCGGCCGTCTCGTCGAGAACGTCGTTCAGGCCATTGCGCGGGATTGCTTAGCCGTATCGCTTGCGCGGCTCTACAACGCCGGATATCCGACGCCGTTCCACGTACACGACGAAGCCGTGGCCGACGTGGCCCCGGGGCGCGGATCGGTTGACGAGATGACTGCGCTTATGGGCGCGCCGATCGACTGGGCGCCGGGGCTGCCGCTGGCGGCCGCCGGGTTCGAATCAAACTACTACATGAAGGACTGATGATAAATGAGCGGCACGCCGCCGACTATGCCCTTGGATGAATTAATTAAGCTCAGGGATGGAGCGATAAGGCAGAAAGACGTCAAGATCGAATTTATTACGTCTCGTATGCAAAGTTTCGAGCAGCAGGCCGTTGAAGGCTGGGCGATGGTCGAGCAGTTACGCGACGAACTGGCCGAGCTCGAGGCCAAGAATCGTAAAGCCGCGACACCGGAAGCTCCCCGCGCAACCACCGCTCCCGACATCCTGGAGCGCGCTGCCGGCCACATGGCTGATCGGGCGAAGACGTACGACGCCGCGGGCGGTGAACGCAGCATGGGCAAGGTGGCCGGCATCGTCCGGACGCTGTACGCGGATCAGCTCGCGCGCGGAGAGTTTACCGAGGAGATGGCGTGGGGCCTGCAAGTCGTGCTTAAGCTCGTACGCACGAGTCAGGGCGGCTACCGGGCGGACAATTATGAGGACGGCGCGGCTTACTTCGCTCTCATGGGCGAGTGCGCGTCGGTTGAGAGGGAGGCTGACGCATCGTGCGGAAGCTGATTGTTGATAGTTTCGCAGGGGGAGGCGGTGCTTCCAGCGGGATCAAATGGGCGACAGGTCGTAGCCCTGATATCGCTATTAATCACGATGACGACGCGATCAGCATGCATACGGCTAACCACCCAGAGACTTTTCATTATCGGGAGGACGTCTGGCATGTTGATCCGAGAGAGGCAACGGGTGGGCGACCAGTTGGATTGATGTGGCTATCCCCCGACTGTACGTATTTCAGCGTGGCCCTCGGAGATAAACCCATGGACAAGAACGTCCGAGGGCTCGCATGGACAAAAGTGCGGTGGGCAGCTACCGTACGACCAGAAGTCTTCTGCCTAGAGAATGTGAAAGAATTTCAAGGCTGGGGTCCTCTTCTGCCGAATAATCGTCCCGACCCAGAACAGAAGGGTCGTACGTTCAATAGCTTTGTAAACGCGATTCGGAAGCAGGGTTACGACGTTGAATGGCGCGTACTCAGAGCTTGCGATTATGGCGCACCTACGAAGAGAGAACGATTCTTCATGGTTTCTAGGCGAGACGGCAGGCCGATTGTTTGGCCCGAACCTACACACGGAGACCCAAAAAGTCTTGCAGTTCAGACTGGACGGCTCAAGCCGTGGAATACGGCTGCTAGCTTCATCGATTGGTCGTTGGAGTGCCCGAGCATCTTCACCCGAAAAAAGCCTTTATCGCCGAACACGTTACGTCGGATAGCATTGGGCGTCCAAAAATTCATCATCAATGATCCAGATCCTTTCATCGCCCCGATAACTCCGGGGGGCGCCGAAGACAGGTCTGAACTGGTTGCTTCGTTTCTTGCACAATACTATTCAGCAGATACTGCTCGCGGTCAACGGCTTGATGAGCCGATCATGACTATTCCGACAGCGAACCGATACGCACTAGTGACGAGCCATTTGGTCAAACTCAAAGGCACGAACATCGGTTACCGGACGGACGAGCCAATGCATACGATTACTGCGGGTGGGTTGCATCACGGAGAGGTTAGAGCTCTGTTAATAGCATATTACGGATCCAGTATTGGACAATCGCTCGACGAGCCTATCAATACTGTTGTTACTAAGGACCGCTTTGCTCTTGTGATGGTTCACGGAACCCCATATCAGATCGTAGATATCGGAATGCGCATGCTTCAACCTCATGAACTCTATGCCGGCCAAGGCTTCGCGGAGGATTACATTTATACTCACGGCCATGACGGTAGGAAGTTTTCGAAGAAAGTTCAGGTCGAAAAGTGCGGGAACGCTGTCCCCCGACACTTCGCCAAAGCACTGGTAGAAGCGAATTGTCCGGAATTGTGCGGGATCGTGGATGAGGAGGCTGTCGGATGAAAGACGGACCCGTGCTCTTTTATTCCCAAGGCGGCACCCTCTATCCGGTCGCGCTGGACGCTGAGCAACAGCAGATTTTCGATATTACCTGTAAGCTGTTCAGCCCGATCAGGATCGTCAAAGACCGTCCGCAAGGTAAGGCGGTCAATTTATTGGATAGTAAGTAGTTAGGAGGCCCGGTGCCGTGCAATACAACAGACAGTTAACCATATCAGCAGCCGGCAGCCGTAAGGCAACCCGTTGGCCCGCGCAGGTCATCCACTGGCACGAGCTCGTCGAGCGGCTGCGGACGGCCGTTCGCGGCACGGAGACGCTGGCGGAGTATATGTCCTTCCCCAAGTCGAGGCAAGACGACCTAAAGGACGTCGGCGGATTCGTCGCCGGCTTCCTGACGGACGGGCGCCGGAAGACGGGCGCTGTCGGAAGTCGGGACATCGTCACGCTGGACCTCGACAACATCCCCGCGGGCGGCACGGCGGACGTCTTGCGCCGGGTCGAAGGACTCGGCTGCGGGTACGCGGTGTACAGCACGCGCAAGCACAGCGAGGGTAAGCCGCGGCTGCGGGTACTGGCGCCGCTGGCCCGGACGGTCTCCGCGGATGAATACGAGCCACTGGCCCGTAAGCTCGGCCAGATCATCGGCATAGAGCTGTGCGATCCGACGACGTTCCAGGCGACTCGGCTTATGTATTGGCCAAGCTGCAGCGCGGACGGCGTTTACGTCTACCACTACGGCGACAAGCCGTTCCTGGATCCCGACGGCCTCCTCGCGCTGTACGCCGACTGGCGCAACGTGGCGGAGTGGCCGCAGGTGCCCGGGGCCGCGGCGGCGCAAGTCCGTTTAGCCGCAAAGCAGGGAGACCCGACAAGCAAAGAGGGCGTCGTGGGGGCGTTCTGCCGGCAGTATGACGTCCTGACAGCGATCGAGACGTTCTTGCCCGGGATGTACGTGCCGACGGCAGACGAGGGGCGGCTGACGTTCGTCGGCGGCTCCACGGCCGGCGGTGCGGTGCTCTACGACGACGCCAAGTTCTTATATAGCCATCACGCGACGGATCCGTGCGGCGGTCGCCTCGTCAACGCGTTCGACCTCGTGCGCATGCACCTCCACGGCGACCAGGACGACGACGCGGTGCCGGGGACGCCGACCAACCGTATGCCGAGCTTTGCGGCAATGATCGCTTTCGCGCTGCAGGACGCCGGCGTGGCGGCCGTCATGGCTCAGGAGAGGTACGAGAAGGCTACGGCTGCCTTTGCCAGTGACGCCAACGCCCCGGAAGCCATAGCGACGGAAGACGACCTTTCATGGATCAAACGGCTTGATCTGAGCCCGACGACGGGAAAGCCAGCAAAGACAGCTGGGAACATCCTGACGGTGCTACGCCACGACAAGGCGCTGGCCGGAAAAATCTACCGTGACACTTTCGCGGAGCGCTTGATGGGGGAGGGGCCTCTTCCGTGGGCAAAGCGCGCACAAGCGCCTGAATCGTTTGCCTGGGAGGATCCTGACGATCAAGGGCTCGGCCTCTACGTCGAGCGCGTGCTAGGTTTTAGCTCTGAACGGCCGCTGCATATGGCGCTTAGCGAGATCGCGGAGGCCAACGCCATTAATCCTGTGGCTGCATACTTGTCGGCGCTTGAATGGGACGGTACGCCACGTGCGGATTCGCTGTATATCGATTATTTCGGCGCGGAGGATTGCCCTTTCATTCGAACGATTGCGCGTAAGTCGTTAGTGGCCGCCGTAGCTCGGGCGATGCTGGGCAAGGTCAAGTTCGACTTTATGACTGTTCTTTTCAGTAAGAAGCAGGGGATCGGCAAAAGTACGCTTTTCCGGCGTCTTGGCAAAGAGTGGTTCACCGACAGTATTAAGTCATTCGAGGGCAAAGAGGCCGAAGAGCTCATTCAAGGTAAATGGATCGTCGAGATTGCCGAATTACAGGCTTTCAATCGGGTGGACATTAACCGAATCAAGCAGTTTTTGTCCAAGGAAGACGACCAATACCGAGAGGCCTACGGGCGCAATGTCAAAAATCAGGTACGCCGTTCGGTCTTTTTCGGGACGACGAATGACCACGAATACCTCCATGATCCGACAGGGAATCGCCGTTTTTGGCCCGTGGACGCCCGGCCGGAATGTGCAACCAAGTCCGTTTTTAAGGATCTTACAGAGCTGGAGATTGACCAGATTTGGGCGGAAGCTGTCGTGCGCTGGAGACTCGGGGAGGCGATGTATCTATCAGCCGAGATGGAAGAAGAGGCGGAACGGCGCCGGCAGGAGCATATGGTGCGAGATCCGTTAGAAGGGTCGATCGAGGAGTATATTCAGAAACCTGTGCCGATTGATTGGCTAAAGTGGGAAACTGATAGGCGTCAGATGTTTTGGGGTGGCGGGATGAAGTACGACGGCCCGCTTGCCTATCGGGATCGGGTATGTGCCGCTGAAATCTGGAGGGAGTGTCTTGGCGAAAGACGCGCAGCCACTAAGGCGGACTCCAATCGGATAAATGCGATAATGGAGCGAATGACCGGATGGGAAAGGTCGCAAGTCATCCAGATGGGGCCGGGATATGGCAAGCAAAGAGGCTTTGTTCGACGAATATAACGGCAACATTGGCAACAATCCAAGCCCGCGGGCAACATATTCCATAATTTAGGCTATGTTGCCTTTGTTGCCTTTGCGGCCCCGAGATCCCTTGCTACTATTGATTTATATATAAGGCAACAAAGGCAACAATAATATTAATAGTAAATTATTTAGAGAGATTAGAGAGTATAGGAGGGAGACATCCCGCCTAAAACGCCTGATTGCGTTATGTCATATACGCGTATACGAGAATGTTGCGAGGAGGATTTAGGAATGAAATCGAGAGACGACTTTTTGCAGATGCTGCAAAGCAACCCAGACCTAAGCGAGATGGTCCGCAATAGTGAGCATGTGAAACGGGATTACAAGCCAAGGCCCACGCGTCGAACGAAAAAGACACCGGCCAGCATAGCCCGCGACCATTTTTGGGATAGCGTAGAGGGCGCTGCGTTCCGGCACGAGATCGAGACGGAAACCGGCGTGGAACTCGGAGATGTGAAAATAAGAGCAGCGCTTAAGGACGCCCTGCTGCTTTTCATCACAAGCATCAAGAACTAAGTCATCAAGGGAGGAATCAACGTGAGAGAGAGCGACATCGAGAAGTACCTCCGGAACAAAGTACATGCTGCGGGAGGTAGAGCGTACAAGTGGGTCAGCCCCGGGAACAACGGCGTACCGGACAGGATCGTTATGCTGCCGGGCGCGCCAGACCTATTCGTGGAGCTAAAAGCCCCGGGCAAAAAGCCGACGGCGCTGCAGGTGGTCCAGCACAAAATGCTGCGAGAACTGGGTCGATACGTGATCGTAATCGACAGTAAAGAGCAGGTTGACCGCTTGATCGAGGCGCACCATGCTGGGCTGCTGGGTGAGAGAGCATGACCGCCGTCGGCTTGCAGCAGCCGCCTCGAAAGCAGTTTAAGCCGTGGGCCTATCAACGATATTGCATCATGCGCGCGGTGAGCGACGCGGCGCTGGGCCTCTTTCTCGATATGGGACTTGGCAAGACAGTCATTACGCTGACCGCGATCAATGACCTCAAGTACAACCGGTTCGATGTCCGCCGCGTGCTGATCGTCGCCCCGAAAAAGGTCGCCGAAGCCACGTGGTCGAACGAAGTCCGGAAATGGGATCACCTGCAGATGCTTCGCGTCGTGCCGGTACTGGGGACGGCCAAGCAGCGGATCAAGGCGCTGAATACGCCGGGCGACGTCTGGGTGATTAGTCGGGATAGCCTGTCCTGGCTAGTCGAGTATTACCGCAACGCCTGGCCGTTTGACATGGTGGTGCTGGACGAGCTGTCAAGCTTCAAGGGCTACGACGCACAGCGATTCAAGGTGCTGACATGGGTGCGGCCGCATATCCGGCGGATCATCGGCTTGACCGGTACGCCGGCGCCAAACGGCCTGCAAGACCTATGGGCGCAAATCTACCTGTTGGACCAAGGCGAGCGTTTGGAACGCAACATCACGGCATTCCGGACCAAATATCTCGAACGGAATTACAACGGATTCGGATTCATGCCCAAGCCGGGAGCAGACGAAGCCATCCATGGGAAAATCTCGGATATCTGCATCAGCATGAAGGCCGAGGATTACTTGGAGCTACCAGAGGCAATTCCGAATGTGATCCCGATCGTCCTAGACGACAAGGCAAAAGCCGCATACAAGAAGTTGGAGCTGGAGGCTGTCCTGGCGCTGGAGGATACGGAGATCACGGCGCTGTCCGCCGCGGCATTGTCCGGCAAGCTGCTGCAACTATGCAATGGAGCGATCTATGCAACCGACCCGGTGCTTGATCCGGAAGGTCGGCAGAAGGTAGACGGCAAGGGCAACCCGATGACGACCAGGCGCACGATGGACGTTCACGACTGCAAGATCGAGGCGTTCATGGAGTTGATCGAGCAATTGCAGGGCAAGCCTGCACTGGTGTTTTACAACTTCCAGCACGACCTCCAAAGGATCACGAAGGCACTGGTGAAATCGGGGCTTCGGGTGCGAGAGCTAAAGACGAAACAAGACCAGGACGATTGGAACGCCAGGCGGATCGACGTACTTCTGGCGCACCCAGCCAGTGCCGGCCACGGGCTTAACCTACAGGACGGCGGCAACCATGTCGTATGGTTTGGGCTTAATTGGTCTCTGGAGCTTTACCAGCAAGCTAACAAGCGACTGCATCGACAAGGCCAGCAGCAAGTCGTTATTCTGCATCACCTTGTCGTACAGGGCGGCGTAGACGAGGACGTCATGGCGGCGCTGGAGAGCAAGGCAACGACACAGGACAAGCTGCTGGCGGCGCTTAAAGCCCGCGTCGACGGCATCAAGGAGGTCGGCTAACATGACGCTACAAACCAGACTCATACGGGCCCGTAAAGCCAAAAAGCTCACACGGGAGGATTTGGCGGATCTCGTAGCGGTGACCCAAGGCTGTATCGGCCACTACGAGACCGGCCGCCGAGAGCCGTCGCTGGATACGCTGGTCGCACTGTCGAACATATTAGGCGTAACGACGGATTATCTGCTTAAGGGCGAGGAGGTCGAGATAGGATGACGTGGGTCACGGCGTTGATCAAAGACTATCGCAAGAGCCGCAACATGATGATCAAGTACCGGGATTCGCTGGACGAAAAAGAGGAATGGCAAGAGGTCGCACTTGTCCAAAGCACCGTAACGAGTATGCATTACGCGATCGAGTGGATGCGGACAGGGCGGCAGCCGTACGCGATGCGAGGCGTGGACCGGAGAGGGGTCTACAAGGAGCCGTTTGTCCTGGATAAAGACTTGTTCCCGTCGCTGCAGGACGACGAGCCCGAACCGGAGCCGCGGTACTCCACGGAGGAGAGGCGGCGAGCGCTGGAGCTTATTCGGTCGATGTCGGACCGCGAGCGCGATTGCTTCCTGCTTCACGCGGCCGAGGGATTGAGCGAACGGGATATTGCGGTAGCGCTTGGCATCTCTCGAAGATCGGTTCGGACATTCATAGAAAGAGCGAAATCCAAAGCCCAACAAGCGATATAAGGATTCTTGTCGCCCACCTGTCGCCCGAGGTCGCTATAAGTAGAGGGACATTTTAAGAGCCCTACACGGCAAAGGCCGATTAGCCCAAGTGGGCGAGCAAGATCCAAGATGCCGGTATCGCAGACAGGGGCAGTAGCGCCTCGATGGAGCGTTTCCGGCATCATCGTTATTCCTGGCCGTTCTATCGGCCATTTATATTCAGCCGCATCGCGGGGACTCCTCGCCCTTTCTGGCCGCGCATCGGGGCGGTGCGATGCGGCTCCCGAATTAAGCAGGAAAATCCTCCCTTTTGTCGAAATTACACGACAGGGAGGTGATATTATGACAGAAGAACAAGCTGATCGAATTATTAATTTGCTTGGTAAAATACTTGATAGATTAGATTATATCGAATCCAGTACAGGCACAATTAAGAACGGCACACTTGAAATAACGGAAACATTAGAACGAATTAGAAGGAACACTGATTAGCAGAAGAGCACCCTAACCGGTGCTTTTTTATTTTCCCTGAAAGGAGGCTGCCACGATGGCGTTGACGGCCAAGCAGAAGAAATTCGTCGCTGAATACCTGATTGACCTTAACGCCACTCAGGCGGCCACCAGGGCAGGTTATAGCGCAAAGAATGCGGATAAGATCGGCCCGGAGTTGCTAGGGAAAACTAGGGTAGCCGAGGCCATTCAGCAGGCAATGGGGAAGCGTGAGAAGCGAACTGAGATTACGCAGGACATGGTCCTGCAACGCTGGTGGGCGATCGCGACGGCGGATCCGAACGAGATCATTCATCTCCGGAGGTTGTGCTGTCGTCATTGCTTCGGCATCGGGCATGCCTATCAGTGGCGCGACGAGGCGGAATACGATGCTGCAGTACAGGCTGAGATAGACGCAGCGGCCGCCGAAGATCGTAAGCCAAACCCGCCGTCAGACGAAGGCGGCATAGGCTATGATAAGTTACTGCGCCCGCACCCCAAGTGCCCGAAATGCCAGGGCGAAGGGCGTCCCGATTTGCACATGGCTGACACGCGGGATCTTGGAGGTCCGGCGAAGATGCTTTACGCCGGCATAAAACAGACGCAGGCGGGCATCGAGATCAAGATGCAGGATCAAGGCAAGGCGCTGGAAAACGTCGCGAGGCATCTCGGCATGTTCAAGGATAAAGTCGAGCTTTCGGGAGGTGTCGACGTCAACAACCCCTATGCAGGGTTGACGACGGAAGAGCTGCGGAAGATGATCGACAGTGGATAGGGCGTCGATTATCCGCGGCGCCCGCATGGAGTTGGCCCGGCGGCAGTTCTCCGCGTTCTGCCAGACGATGGCGCCGGACTTCTACAAGCCCGATCGCGACTTTCTCGCTGAGCTCTGCAACGAAATGCAGGACTTCTACGAGAGCAGCGACGACATCCTGATCGTCAACGAGCCGCCGCGGCACGGAAAGTCCCGGACGGCTTCCATGTTCGCGCAATGGGTATTCGGGCAGAATCCACGCGAGAAGGTCATGACAGGATCGTACAACGAGACATTGTCCACGACATTCTCCAAGGCCGTGCGTAACGGGATCGGCACTGTGAAGGCAGATCCGAATGTCATCGTATATAGCGACATATTCCCACGCGTGAGGATTAAAGCCGGCGATGGTGCGATGAACCTATGGAGCCTCGAGGGCGGCTATAACAACTACCTGGCGACGTCTCCGACAGGTACGGCGACCGGTTTCGGCGCGACGATCCTCATGATCGACGATTTGATTAAGAACGCGGAGGAAGCCAGCAACGAGGCCACGCTAGAGAAGCACTGGGAATGGTTCACGAATACGATGCTTTCCCGTCTGGAAGAGGGCGGAAAGATCATCATAATCATGACCAGATGGGCCACGGGAGACCTCGCAGGTCGCGCGCTGGAGCATTTCGCGGCCGAGAAGAAGAAAGTCCGCCTACTGACCATGAAGGCGCTGCAGGACGACGGCACGATGCTATGCGACGAGATCCTAAGCCGCGAGAGCTACGACATGAAGGTCCGGGCAATGGGCGAAGACATTGCCAGCGCGAACTATCAGCAGATCCCGATCGACATCAAGGGCAAGCTGTACAGCAGCTTCAAGACTTACACGGAGTTGCCGACGGACGCCGCCGGCGAATCGCTGCTTACCGGGATATACTCATACTGCGATTCCGCCGATCAGGGCGACGATTACCTGTGCAATATCATCTGGGGCGTCTACCAAAAAGAAGCGTACGTCCTGGATGTCCTATACACAAAACAACCCATGGAGATTACAGAGCCCGCGACCGCGAAGGCTCTTTTTTCGTTTGCCGTGAATAGGGCTCGGGTTGAATCCAACAACGGCGGCCGGGCTTTCGCGCGAAACATCAAGCGGATACTCGAGACGGAGCTGAAGAGCAACCGGACCGACGTGAGCTGGTTCCATCAATCGAAAAACAAAGTAGCCCGCATCGTCTCGAATTCGACATGGGTCATGCAGCACGTCTATTTCCCTGTTAACTGGCGCGATCGTTGGCCGGAATACTACAAGGCGATGACGTCATACCAACGGGAAGGCAAGAACGCGCACGACGACGCGCCAGACGCCACGACAGGCGTCGCAGAAACGATGTACCTGCTGAATGGGGGCTAGGAAATGGGGTGGATACGGAACATGCTCATGAAGATGCTGCGGGTAAACCCCGCGCCGGAAAATCAGATCATCACGATCAACGAACCGTTCAGCCATCGAGCGAACGTGCTACGGAATCGGCTCTGGTACCGCGGGGATCCGTCGGAGCTGGACCAGTTTTACAAGCAGGCCAAGAACGACGCCGTCAGCAAATCGCGCTTCTGGGCGGCTGTGCCGAGCGCGGACCTCTCTATCCGAAAGATCCATTCCGGGCTGCCCGCTATGATCGCCGACAGATTATCGGATATCGTCATCGCCGACATGGACGGGATCGAGCTGACGAACGAGGCCCAGACAGACCTGTGGGAAGAGATCGCCGAGGACAATGCCTTCGCGGAGTTGCTGGGCGAGAGTATTACGGACGCGCTGGTGGCCGGCGACGGCGCGTTTAAAATCACGATTGATACGAGCATCACGCAGTATCCGATCATTGAGTTCTACAGCGGCGACCAGGTGGAGTATAAGCTGGCCCGTGGCCGGCTACAGGAAGTCTACTTCTACACGGATTACTGCTACAAGGACCAGGATTACCGGCTTTCGGAGACGTTCGGAAAGGGCCATATCAAGTACGTTTTGACGGACGCCCAAGGCAAGCAGGTTCCGCTCACGGCGTTACCTGAGACGTCCGAGCTGGCGGATACGACGTACGACGGCGACTGGATCATGGCCGTGCCGCTCATGTTCTTTAAGTCGCCGAAGTGGCGCGGCCGCGGGAAGTCGATCTTTGACAGCAAGTCGGATAGCTTCGATGCGTTGGACGAGGTGATTAGCCAATGGGTCGACGCGATCCGATCTGGGAGGGTGCAGAAGTACATTCCCGAGGATCTGATCCCGCGGAATCCAGACAACGGGCAGACGATGCGGCCAAATCCCTTCGACAATCAGTTCATCAAGGTCGGATCGACGCTCGCGGAGGACGCGAAAAGCCAAATCAACATGATCCAGCCGCAAATCCTCTACGAAGCGTTCGTCGAGTCGTATGCCTCGGCGTTGGATATGTGCTTGCAGGGGATTGTCTCCCCGGCAACGCTCGGAATCGACCTGAAGAAGACGGACAATGCCGAGGCGCAACGGGAGAAGGAGAAAGCGACACTTTACACGCGCGGCAAAATCATCGATCGGCTGAACGAGGTCGTACCGGAGGTCGTCGCGACGGCGCTGAAAGTCTACGACACGCTGAAGAGCCGACGAGCTGGCGAATATGAACCGAGTATCAAGTTCGGGGAGTACGCGAGCCCGAGCTTTGACGCGGTCGTGGAGACCGTGGGCAAGGCGAAAACGCTCGGTATTATGAGCCTGGAACGCGTCGTCGAGGAGCTCTACGGCGACACCTGGACGACTGAGGAGAAGGCCGAAGAGGTCGAGCGGTTGAAGGCCGAACAGAGCGTCGGAGAGACGGAGCCGCCAGCAGTGAACCGCGACGGCGATCCAGAAGAGGATGACGGGGATGAAGTATAACATCCGTCAAATCTTCGCCGAAATGGAGCTCGACCTGATTAAGAGCATGCAGCGAAACCTGAAAGCCCACGAGGCCGAGGAAGAAAAGCTCGGATTCAAGTGGGAGCAATGGCAGAAGCGCAAGCTTGAAGACTTGCAACGCTACCGGGCAGAGAGCCGCAAGATCGTCCGCAAGCATTCTGGGCAAATCGAAACGGCTGCCGAGCAAGAGGTTAAGGGATCGTTTCGACGTGGTGCCGATCGCGTCCTGCTATCGATTAAGAAGCTATGGGGGCGGCTCGGATTCGGCTCCGGGCTGCATGTCCCGCTGCCCACGCCGCGCGAGGAAAGCGATACGAACTTCTTTCGGTTCAACGAGAAGCGCGTAAACCGGCTTGTCGATGCTGCTCGAAACGAAATGCAGATCGCACGTGCGGCGATGCTTCGGCAAGCTGACGACGTATTCCGGCAGACGATCTTCAAAAGCCAGGTGTACCTTAATTCCGGCGCGGCGTCGCTGAACCAGGCGATCGATATGGCGACGCGGGACTTCCTAGACAAAGGATTCAACTACATCGAATTCTCCGACGGCCGGCGCATGAACGTCGGCTCGTATGCCGAAATGGCGCTCCGTGCGGCATCCCAACGGGCCATGTTCGCGGGAGAAGGGGCGCGCCGGCAAGAGATGGGCGTCCATACGGTCGTTGTGTCGGCGCATAACAACTGCTCAGAGCTGTGCCTGCCATGGCAGGGCAAAGTCTACATCGATGACGTCTATAGCGGCGGCAAACCGAACGGCAAGTACCCGCTGTTGAGTACGGCCATGGCGGCGGGGCTGTTCCATCCGAACTGTCGGCACAACATGACGACGTTTGTCCCGGGGGTTAGCCGGCTGCCGGCTCCAGTTGACGACGAAGAAGCGCTCGCGAACTACGACGCCGAGCAGGAGCAGCGTTATATGGAGCGCCAGGTCCGGAAGTACAAGCGGCGCGAGGCCGGGAGTACGGATCCGAAAAACCAAGAGGCCGCCAAAGCCAAGGTGAAGGAATGGCAGAAGCGGCTTCGGGGGCATTTGTCCCAAAACGAGCATTTACGGCGCGATTCAAGGCGCGAAAGGGTACGTGTATAAGCGTGGGCTCCGGCTGAGACTGCTGGGGCCTAATCGTCGTTGCTCGCGACGTTAAATAAGGGGCCATCACCGGACGCGACCGGGTTACCAAGCGAAGATGAATGGAGGGTCCATCAATGAACAAAGAAGAGTTTATCGCATTGGGTTTGTCCGATGAGCAAGCGACCAAGGCGGCTACCGCTTCCGCGGAGGAGCTTAAAGGCTTCATCCCAAAGGCGCGATTCGATGAGGTGAATACGGCCAAGAAGACGGCCGAGGATACGCTCAAGGAGCGCGACAAGCAGCTCGAAGAGCTGAGCAAGACGGCTGGGGCGAGCGAGGACCTGAAAAAGCAAATCGAAACGCTCCAGACGGAGAACAAAGCCGCATCCGAGAAGCATGCCGGTGAGCTGAAGGACCTGACGCTCACGGGCGCGATCAAGTCGGCGCTCTCCGGTAAGGTGCATGACGAGGCACTGGTCGCCGGGCTATTCGACCGCACGAAGCTCGTTATCGACGGCGAGAAGGTCGTCGGGCTGGACGAGCAACTTAAGGGGCTCCAGGAGTCCAAGGCGTTCCTGTTCAAGCCAGAGGGCGGCGCAGGCACTGGTGGAGGCGGCAACGGGGGCTTCCGGGTTGGCGGGGCTGGTGGCGGTAACGGCGGACAAGCGTCCAACGAACAGCTAGCGGCCATTTTCGGCGTCGCCGGGGATGGAAAATAACGATTAAGGGAGAGACGATCAAATGCCTTACAACTACGTAGACAGCTTTCTGACGGTCTTGCAGCAGAAATATTCGAAGGAACTGACGTCCAGCGGTCTCACGACGCAGAATGCGATCTTTTTGAACGCCAAGACGATCAAGATCCCGCGAATGGACGTGGCCGGATACAAGAACCACAGCCGCGCCGGCGGCTGGAATCGCCAGGCGATCAGCAACGACTTCGAGCTGAAGCAGCTCGCCTTCGACCGCGACGTAGAATTCTACGTCGACGCGATGGATGTCGACGAAACGAACCAAATCCTGTCGGCAGCCAACACGACGAACGTGTTCGAGACGGAGCAGGCGATTCCGGAACTGGACAAGTATCGGTACAGCAAAATCTACGCCGATTACGTCGCGTTGGGCAAGGCGCCGAATACGACGGCACTGACCACGGCCAACGCGCTCCAGATCTTCGATACGCTCATGCAGAACATGGACGAAGCCGAAGTGCCGCTCGAGGGCCGGATCCTGTATGTCACGCCTGCGGTGAACACGTTGTTGAAGCAGGCCCAAGACATGCAGCGCTTTATCGGCGTGCAAAACAACAACGGCACGATCGACCGCGCGGTGCGCAAGCTCGACGACGTTACACTCGTTCAAGTGCCGTCCAGCCGCATGAAGACGGTGTACGACTTCACGAATGGCGCGGTCCCTGGCGTCGGTGCGAAGCAGATCAACATGATTCTGATCCATCCGCAAGCGGTCATTGCGCCGATCAAGCACAGCGCAATTTATCTGTGGGAACCGGGCAGCCACACCGGCGGCGACGGCTACCTGTACCAAAACCGTCGTTACACGGATCTGTTCCTCATCAACCGGAAAGCCGATGGCATTCAAATCAACGCCGAACCGGCGAGCTAAGAAGGGAGCGTTGACCATGTTTTACGCAGTCAAAGGGAATACGCAGTTGAAGATCGACGAGGCCGAACGATCCGACTACCTGAAACTCGGCTACGACATTGCTGAGGAAAAAGACGGGGAGCTCGAGATGATCGAGTCTTCCCCGGCAAAGACGTTGTCTTATGCCGAGCACAAGAAGGCCTTAGACGAAATCGAGAACCTTCGGGGGCAGTTGGCCGGCTTCGGCGAAGAAGCCTCGAAGGAGATCGCAAGTCTCAAGGCCAAACTGGCCGAAGCGAACAAGAAGCTGAAGGAAGCCACGGGCGGGTGATCGTATGGTCTACGCTACGGCAGCGGACTACGCGCAGTACGGCGCCGGCACGATCCCGGCCGAAGAGCTCGATAAGGCGCTCGGCCGGGCGAGTGATCAGGTGGACAGCCTGACCTATAACCGGATCGTTGCGCGAGGCTTCGAAGCTCTCTCGCCCTTCCAGCAGCTCAACATCCGGAAAGCGGTGTGTCAGCAGGCAGACTTCGCATACCAATACGGCGACTACCTGGACGCACCGCTTTCCGGGTACAGCGCAGGCAGTATCTCGCTGACGTTCAAAGCGGCTGAAGGGGCGGGCGGCGTCCGGACGACGGATACGGTCATGAATCTTCTGCGTGCCACGGGGCTCGCGAACAGGGGGATGTGCTGATGCGTGGTAAGCTACCGTTTCCGACGTGGATTCTTGTGACGCCCGTGCGAGTCTACCAAACCGAATTAAGCGAGGACGGAGAGCCTATCGAGGAATTAATCTTCGACGGGCTTTGCTGTTTCGACGAGAAAATGCGCCAGACGCTCGACAAGGAACGCCGTCTGGTGACGTTGTCGGGCAAGGTTATCATCCAGGGCGATATTAACCCCGGTAAGCTGATCGAGGGCTATGTCGTCGTTGCCGACGCTCAGCGGTCTATTTTCCGCGCGGCCCGTCCGTACAATCCGGACGGCAGCGTATTTTCGACCGAACTGGAGCTGATGTGAATGAAGGTCCGAACGCGAATGAATCGACGGGCGGTCAACCAGATTTCGGAGGCGGCGCTGCAGGCCCTCTCGATGACGGTAAAGGGCTCGCACGACAGCATCCTCTCCGACATCATGACGTCCGAAGTCGTGCCGAAGCAGACCGGCGAGCTCGAGCGCAGCGTGTACATCGACGAGTCCCAGATCAAGAAAGGGACCGTGACGCTCGTCTACGATTCGCCGTACGCGCGTCGGCTATATTGGCATCCGGAATACAACTTCCGGACTGACAAGAACCGGAACGCACGCGGAATGTGGCTGGAGCCCTGGGCGAACGGCGAGAAAACGAACACATTCGTTAAGCGGTTTAAGGATCTGCTGAAGCGTCTTTCCGGAGGGTTCATCCGATGAGGCTCTCGGAGGTTCGCGACTGGCTCAAAACGAAAATCGATTGTCCTAACTGGTATATCGGGAAGATTGACGGGAAGAAGCCGCAATGCATAGGGCTCTATGGGCTGAACAGCGGCGCGCCGGTCATTGCGATCGGCGGGTTGGAGAACACCTCGTACGCGGCCAAACCGATATCGATCCTGATTCACTGGGGGAAGAATGCCGACGTGGCCGAGGTCAAGGCGCAGGAGGTCTATGCGGCGCTGTTCGGCCAGTCCGCTGTCATCGGCGGGCAACGGGTCATATCGTTCGACATGCGAACGCCGGAACCGGTCAGCGTGGGCACAGACGACGAGGGCATTTATGAGTACGTCATCGAAACAACCATCTATTACGAAAGGTAGGCGAGGATATGCTTAAGCTCAACTTGCAGACATTCGCCGGAACGGGCGTGTTCCCGGTCCATAACAACAAATTCAAAATCGGCACCGCAGGGCGGGCGTCGACGGTGGCCGAGATGGTCGTGGTGAAGGACTTGGAGACGTTCTCCCCTTCGATCGACGCCAACACGGAAGAATGGACTCCGATGGACCAGGGCGGCTGGGTACGCCGCGCGGTCACCGGGAAGGGGCTCACCTTCTCGTTCAGCGGAAAACGCCATTACGGCGATCCGGGTAACGACTATATCGGCGGTTTGTTGCTCGGCACCGGGCAAGCGGTCGAAACGAAATTCGAGTGGGAGATGCCGGACGGCGGCAAGCTCGTCATGGACTGCGTCATCAACCTGACGACGCCCGCAGGCGGAGACTCGACCAATATCGATACGCTCGAATTCGAACTGCTTTCGGACGGCCTGCCGACGTATACGGCGCCGACCGGTCCATAAGGGGGGATAACGTATCATGGCAATTATCAATATCACGGACAAGCTCAGCTCGACCCGGCCCCAGATTCAAATCGGGGAAAAAACCTACGAGGTCAATAACTCCATGGCCGCGGTGTTTAACTTCGAGGGGCTTGCCAGCACCGGCACAGCGACGAAGATGAAAGAATCGATGGAGCTGGCGCTCGGCAAAGACGCCGTCGCGGAGATCGACGTCATGGCAATGTCGCTCGAAAATTTCAAAGTGCTATCGATCGCGGTCATGGCAGCCATGCAAGGGCTGACCTTCGAGAAGGCGGAAGCCCGATTTCGCAAAGCCGAGCAATGAGGAGCGCTGGTATGACCTTGCTGACGATTGGCCGCTCGTAGAAGCCAGCATCGCCAAGCAGTACGGCATCCGAATAAGGCAGCATACCGATATGCCCTGGGACGAGTTTTGCACACTCGTAGCAGGGCTTATGCCGGATACGCCGCTGGGCTCTGTAGTCTCGATCCGCGCGGAAAAGGACCAGAAGGCCATAAAGTCGTTCTCAGCAGACCAGAGGCGAATCCACCGGGAGTGGCGGACACGGCGGGCCCAGAAGCGGCTCGACGACCCAGATAAACTCAAGCAGGATATGGATGCGCTGGTTAAGCTCTTCGCGACCATGTTCGGGAAGGAGGCAACATGAGCGGCGCAAGTGCAGGATCCATAGATTTAGATCTCGGGATCGATTACGGGAGCTTTAACCAGCAGCTCCGTGGGATCGCCGGCAACGCGACCAACATGGTTGGTGGAGCGTTCAAGAAGTTGGGTGGGATCATCGCCGCCGCCTTTGCCATCCACGGCATGGTCAGCTTCAGTCGAGAGGCTATCAATCTCGCATCCGACTTACAAGAAGTCCAGAACGTTGTTGACGTGACGTTTGGTAGCATGTCGACCGAAGTAGACGCCTGGTCGACGCAAATGATTGAAAGCTTTGGCTTGTCGGAGCTGTCGGCGAAGAAATACGCCTCAACAATGGGCGCCATGCTTAAGTCGTCCGGTCTGACCGGCGAAACCATGAAAGACATGTCCAAGAACCTGACCGAGTTGACGGCGGACATGGCCTCGTTTTATAACCTCTCGACCGATATGGCCTTTGACAAGATCCGTGCCGGGATATCCGGAGAGACGGAGCCACTGAAGCAACTCGGTATCAATCTCAACGTCGCCAACCTGGAGGCATTTGCACTAAGCCAGGGCATCACGAAGAGCTATCAGGCCATGTCGCAGGCTGAGCAGGTCATGCTACGCTACAACTACTTATTGAATGCGGCGAAAGATTCGCAGGGCGACTTTGCCCGCAACGGGGATAGCTGGGCGAACCAGCTCCGCGTCTTGACGGAGCGCTTTAGAATATTCCAAGGCACGATGGGTCAGGGATTCATCAATATCCTGACACCCGTGATCGGCTGGATTAACAAGCTGATCGCTAAACTGCAGATCGCCGCGAATTATTTCAAGGCCTTTACGGAGGTTTTATTCGGGGCGCAGAATGTCGCTTCCAACGGTGCAGCAGCCGTAGCGGGCGCGGCGTCGTCTATGGGTGACATGGGGGCCGCTGCAGCGGATGCCGCTAAGGACGTTAAGAAAGCGGGCAAGGCAGTCAAAGGATCGCTGGGCAGCTTTGACCAGCTCAACACGATCACGCAAAAAACTGCGTCTGCTATGGACGACATCGCAGATCAAACGGCAGCGATGGGCGGGATGGACCTAGGCTCCGGTAACATGGTGCTCGAACCGGATATCAATACCGATATCATGCGCGCTAAGGTGCAGGGGATCGTTGACGATATACGAGGCCAATTCAATTCGCTTTGGTCAGGCATCAAATCCGGGTGGTCGTGGGCAGTATCCACGTTTGGCCCGTCACTCCAACAAGCATGGGCGACTGTTGCTCCGGAGCTTGCGAAATGGAAGGGTTCATTCGGAACGATGTTTAACGACATCATCAAATTAGGCGAGCCGCTTAAAAACTGGTTTTTAACCAGCGTCGTGCCGCTTTGGCAGCAAGGGATCACGACAGCGGGCGAAATACTGGCGGGCCTATCAGAGAGCGTCAGGATCGTATTCGAGGACATATGGGCGGCCGCCTATCCCATATTGGAAAGCTTTGTTACGGAGGGGCTCCCTCGACTAACGGAATTTCTCGGGGAAGCGCAGGGGATTTTTCAGCAGCTATTCGATCTGGCCAAGAGAATTTTCGACGATATTTGGAGAGACGCGGTCAATCCCGCCATGCAGCTTATTTCGGATATCGTGCGAGACGTGCTCGATATCGTCTATGCATGGTGGGACAAGTGGGGCGTTAAAATCCTTGATGGGATCAAGAAGAGCCTGGATAAGATCAAAGAGATATGGCGCGACTTGTGGGATGGTTTTTTGAAGCCCTTTGTTGACGAAATGCTCGAGAACCTGACTTGGTTGTGGGAAAAGCACTTGAAAGGGCTCGTCAAACAAATCGGAGAGTTCGTCGGTAAACTGATCACGGCCGCCCAAGACATCTGGAACGAGTTCATCGCGCCGATCATTCAATACTTGGTAAAAACCCTCGGCCCGACATTCTCGGATGTTTTTACTTTTATCGGAGATGTGATCGGCACAATCATCGGTGTTATTGCGGACGTTGCATCCGGAATATTTAAGGCTCTCGGCGGAATTATCGACTTTATCGCCGGAGTTTTTACTGGAGATTGGAAGCGCGCATGGAACGGTATTAAGGACTTTATGAGCGGAATAGGGGACGCCATTGTTGGGATATTCAAGGGCGCTGTTAACCTTGTTATCGACGCCATTAACTGGATGATCCGGCAATTAAGCAAAGTGAGTATCGATATCCCAGACTGGGTGCCCGGCGTTGGCGGGAAAAATTTTGGATTTACGATTCCGGAGATTCCGAAGCTCGCGAAAGGCGGCCTGGCTTACGGTCCGACGCTTGCAATGGTCGGGGATAACCGCGGGGCCGCCGCTGACCCGGAAGTCATCTCGCCGCTGTCTAAGCTGCAGGAACTGATGGGCGGGAGTAACCAGGCCGTCGTTGAGGCGTTGTATATGATCCTCGAAACGCTCCGTAGCAATGGCAGCCGCGAGACGGTCCTGAAGATCGGCGAGACGGAGCTCGGCCGCGTCGCGGCCCGGGCAATTAACAGCGCGCAGCGACAAGCTGGACGATCCCTGCTTGAACTATAACGAGGTGATGACGTGCAGATCAAAATCAATGGGGTCGAAATTGCCGAATACCCTTCGAAATTTACGGTAACGCCGATGGACCTCGATGATGGGGAATCGACAGGGCGGACCGCCGACGGCAAGCTTAACCGCGATCGCATCCGAGTTGTAAGGCAGATTGAGATGGAGTGGGGCGTGCTGTCATGGCCGAAAATCTCAGCCATACTCAAGGCGATGGACGCCGTCTTTTTTAATCTCACCTATCCGGACCCGATGACCGGCACGTACGAGACGAAGACGGTATATGTCGGGAACCGGCCCGCGCCGTTTGCAGTCGGAACCGGCAATGACTTGAGATGGTCGGGGCTTAAAGTAACCTTGACGGAGCAGTGAGGCCATGTATCCAATATCGACGCTCTATACCGACTATCTAAAACGGCACGATCGGGAATTCAAGGTAAAGGCCAACATCGCCGGTACGGAATACGACGACACGTCCATCGTCGATTTTACGATTGAGAATAGCCTGGCGATGGGTGACGAGTTCGAACTCGGAACGGCCATCAAGTCCAAGCTGACGATCCGGATCCGAACGCGTACGGTCATCCCTGCGAACGCGAAGATCGTACCCTACCTCGCTTTGTCACTCGCGGACATGACTTGGCAGCAAGCAGATTACGCTTGGCAGGGGGCTGATTTCTCCTGGGACGGAGGGACGACGAGCTGGCTGCCGCTCGGCGAATTTTACGTAGATTCGCGCGAAAAGGTCAACGACGTTTGGGCGTTCACCTGTTACGACAAGCTCGTCTGGGCGGACGTCCCGTACGTCAGCTCGCTCGTTTATCCGACGACGCAGAAGGCCGTCTGGGACGAAATTTGCACGCGGCTCGGCTTTACCTACGACAGCAGCGTCGTGATTAACCCAGCGTACCAGATTCAAGCGGGCCCGGCCGGTTACAGCTATCGGCAGGTCATGGGCTACATTGCCGGCGCCAATTCGGCGAGCGTATTCGTGGGCAAGGATGGGAAGCTAAAGTTTAAGCGATTCGCCGCTGCCGACGTCCCGGTCTACGAGCTCACGGCAAGCGACTACTTCCGCGCGAAGCAGCTCAATCCGGTGAAGACCTACTCCCGGATCGTGGTCGCCTACAACACGGAGGACGGACTGACCTATGAGGCGGGGACAGGCGACGAGAATCATACGCTGTACGTGGAAAACCCATTCGCCACACAGGCGATTACGAACAGCCTCCGGGCGACGCTGAACGGTCTCTCTTATATGCCGGTATCCATGGATGCCCGCGGCTTTCCACAGCTCGAACATGGCGATTGCATCAGCTTCCAGCGGTACGAGGGCGGCTCGTGGATCGAGACGGATTCGCCTTGGCAGGATTCCGACATCGCCTGGGACGGAATCGTCCGATACCGGACGTACATCTTGCACAAGGTGTACAGCTTCAAAGGCGGGCTCAAAATGTCCATCGAGGCGCCGTCTAAGAGCGAGCAGCAGTCCGAATTCGTTGTCGAGGGCACACTTAGTCAGCAGGTAAACCGGTTGAACAACAACGCCGTCAAACAGGGCAAGTCCTATTACGGCGCGACGATCACCCGGACCGCGGGGCTTACGATCGAGCGGGAGGACCATAAGAGTAAGGTGGTTCTCAACTCGGATGAAATGACCTTCTATTCAGGTTCCGACAAGGCGATATGGTTCGACGTACCGAACAACCGCTTCAAATTCAAGGGGACACTTGAAGCCGCAGACGGCGTGTTCAGCGGCAATCTTTCAGCGGCCGGGGGTACTTTCAGCGGCGATCTCGTAGCGGCGGGCGGGACGTTTCGGGGGGCGCTCCAAGCGGCGTCAGGCACATTTGCAGGCGCCCTTCAAGCGGCATCGGGGACGTTTACAGGTAACCTGTCGGCAGTGGGCGGGACATTTACCGGGACGCTAATCGGGGTAAATGGAACCTTTAGCGGGTCAATCACTGCATCGACATTTACCGGTGGCCTTATTCAATCGGCGACGACTGGAAAGCGTATCGAAATGACAAACGGAAAAATATCTGTCTACAACGCCGATAATACGCTTGGCATGGAGATTGACTCGACCGGTGCGAATCCGATTATCAATTTCTATGAAAACGGAGTGTTAAAGGCAAACTTATTCCGGTCTCTGGGTAGTACCGTCTTTGCATCTGAAGGTTCATTGTTACTATCCGGAAATACGAGAACGAATATTTCAAATCCACTCACCATTAATTCTGGCTCTGCATTTGATTCTATATTTCAATCTAATAGCTCAGCGACAACTATTACGGGCATCGTAGGAGACTTTAACACCCTACTTAATAACCTCAGAAACATGAATATACTGGCATGAAGGATGCGCCTGCTTTACAATGGGAGGAAAATGTCGGAAGGTGGTAAATCACATGAAAAAGCACTTTCTCTCCATTTGTTTTGGCATACTCATCGGACTTGTTGCCGGATCTACTACAGGGGCTTTTGCTGCTGTTGGAGATAGAGTAGAGGCTGTATTCGATAAATTCACATTCATCGTAAATGGCGAAAAGAAAGACTTGGCAGCCGATCCTCTCGTGTATAAAGGGACAACGTATCTCCCGGTCCGGGTTGTTAGCAATTTACTCGGGTACGACGTTAACTTTAAGGCGAAGACAAAGACGCTCGAGTTGGTTCAAGGGACGGAGAGTGAAACTGTGAGTAGCGATGGTAGTACAGTTCAAAAAGAAATCGATGAGATAAACTGCATCCTGCCCGGGCTAAAAAGTAATAGGGATACGTTGCAGCAAACGATCGATTCAAACATTCAAAAACTCCTTGACGATGGAAAAACGATGCAACAAATTGAGTCCGGAGACATCGGTATGATTCTACCTTTGCAACAATGGAAAGACGAAGTGGCCGACGTAAACAAACGAATCAAGGAACTAGAAACGCGTAAATCCGAACTCGAAGCACAGCTTAAATAATATCCGAAAGACGCTCCTTCCATGGGGCGTCTTTTTATTTGGAGGCGATCCGCTTGGCCGTTGTCCAACCTGTCGTACGAATCGAGCTCGACCCGCTCAAACCTGTGCCGGAGATATGTGCCGCCATCATGGCCGTTACGCCGTACCATCAAGGTCAAGAAGAGTCGATCCTCATCGGGATCCAAGAGGCCATCGAGCAGCGTCTTGCATTTTTAAAAAAGGGAGCTGAACAAGTTGCCGAACCGGTACGCGAACCTAGTCGGGAGCAATAAGATCAGCACGGACTACACCAAGATCAATGACGGCTTTCAAGCCGTGCAAGATGAAATGGACAGCAAGGCACCGGCGAGCGTCGGTACCACGTTGACGGCTCATATCGGCTCCCGCGGCGCTGCGCACGGCAACGCGACCCAGACCGAGGCGGGGTTTATGTCGGCCGCGGACAAGTCCAAGCTTAACGGGATCGAGGCGGGCGCCGAAAAGAATAAGCCAGCATTTTCGCACGTCAACGACGTTACGGCCGGAACGCCAGAGGACACGCTTACCGTAGAGGGCGGGACGGGCATCACCGTAACGACCAATCCGACCACGAAGAAAATGACCATTACGGCAACTGGCACGGCGACGCCTGGAGCGCACGGTCCGTCCCATACGGAGTTCGGATCCGATCCAATACCAAACGCCACACCGTCAGAAGGCGGCCTCATGTCCGCAGCAGACAAAACGAAGTTAGATGGTATGGACGGGGATTTCGACGACCTTGCTGGACCTGGTCGAACAACCGAAACGGTTAAAGGTAACGCGGATGCAATTGCTTCATTAAATGCGGGAACTGTTACGAACATCGTCAACGCCGTTACCGGACATGGAGCGGACAGGACGGGTGTGACAGACAGTTCCGCAGCTCTCAACGCAGCGGCTTCGGCGGCTGCTGGCGGCGTGCTCTATATCCCTCCGGGAAGTTACAAGATTTCCGCGACGATTAACATTCCCACAAACGTTACTGTATCGGCATACGGGGCGCGGGTTTTCAATACATCAAGCCATATCACATTGCTCTCTCTCGGCTCCAATCTTGAAGTTATAGGCCTTGAGCTTGAGGGGGCCGGAAACAGCGCATACAATTCGTCTGGCGTTGCAATCTCTGTTGTAGGTGCAAGCGCGGCCAACCGAGCCAAAGACATCACATTGAGGGATTGCAATATCCACGACGTTGGATTTTACGGAGTATATATGGAATTCGTGGACGGGGCGACCGTGGATCACTGTCAGATAAAAAACGTCGCTTACGGTGGCGTCGTAGGTTTGTCGGTGTCCAATGTAACGGTAACAAGAAGCCGTATCAAGGGCGTTTCTCCGGGATTTAACAACAACGCTTACGGCGTAGCATATACGAGACATGGCAGTAGCAGCGATCTAACTACTTATCCCCGAAGCGCACATTGTACGGTATCAGATTGTAGGATCGAGGATATCACGCTTTGGGAAGGTCTAGATACGCACGGCGGGGAATACATCAGTTTTATCAACAACCGCATCAAAAATTGCAAAGTAGGAATTGCAATCGTAGCGGCTCCGTATTCTGGTGGAGGTTATGCGGCAAAGTATTGCCAGGCTATAGGCAATAGGATTGACGGAATTACGACAGGTGCCGGGATCATCGTGGCCGGAGCAAGTAACACTGTTGGTAACCCGTACGATTACGTGACAGCATGCGTGATTCTCGGAAATGTGTTGTACAGGTGCGGGGTGGTGGGAAACAGCAACAGCGGCGGGATTTACCTCGATGCGTCCGAAGCCACTGTCGTCCAAGGGAACACATTAACGGAATGCTATGCGAATGGGGTCATCTTCAATAACACGAACCGCGGTTTCTCTTGTACGGGAAATACGATAATAGATCCGCAAGATACGACTTGGGCGAATGCCGCAGGTATTTGTATCCGTACTTCGTACAACACCGGCACGATCGACGGGAACACGCTTTTAAGGATCAACGATGCTCTGAATACTTACGTTTCCGAGATCGGAATTTTTGTAAATACATCGGGTACGAACTACGACCTGTATGTCGGAGTTAATCAAAACAATTTCGTTATCCAGATGGTCGGTTTGCAAGGGGAATATACGAAATTTGGTTCGCTGGGTAATAATATCTTCGTTTATGCCCACACCGCAACGCCAGAAGGTGTGATAGGAGCTGCGATAGGTAGTCTTTGTATTAATCGTAACGGGGGAGCAGGAACAACATTTTTCGTCAAACAAACTGGAGCTGGAAATACAGGATGGGTTGGAAAGTAAATCAATATGGTATATTATGATGAAAAATAGCAAATGGGGAGTTTCGGTTGAATTATTCAATTGTTGTTTTTATACTTTCGTTATTAAGTTCTATGCCATATTTTCCAGTTGTTCAATTAAAATCAGAGTATCTGGGAATAGTGGAGACGGCGAAGGAAAAATACGAAGACATAGGTTACGATTGGAGAAGATATGAAGTAGACTACAATGCTTTTGGGGACTACTTCAATTTCAGCACAAAAGGGATTCAACAGGGAAAAACTTTGGACGAAAATGGAATACCTATGTTTTCAAGTAACGACGATAAATTATACTACCATCCAGTTATGATTCAGCAGTATGCATTGCAATTGCATAGTCAGTACATGAAAACTGGAACTGGAAAAGAGCAGTTTTTGAATGTTGCTAACTTTATTATCAGTTTGATGGATGAAGACGGATCATATCGGTACCCGTTTGGTTTCAATTATTACGTTACTAAAAAAGATCTTGAGCCTGGTTGGGTATCTGCTTTAGCTCAAGGACAAGCTTTGAATGTGTTCGCAAGAGCCTATGATTTAACAAATGATGATGAGTATTTAAAGGCAGGAAGAAAATCCTTCGATTTTATGGTAAGGCCCGTTTCTGAGGGCGGAACCATGACGACATTAAAAGATTTGCACAAGAGTCTTGATGGCTACGTTTTCTTTGACGAGTATCCGATTATTCCATCGGCATACACGTTAAACGGATTTATGTTTACTATGATCGGTCTATACGATTGGTCACAAGTGGATCCGGAGAGCGAAGCAAAACATTATTTTAATAAATCCCTAATCACGTTGAAACATATTCTAAAATATTACGATATTGGGGGGATGACAACATATGATATGAGTTTTATTACTCATAAAATAACACCAGTTGTTAACCCTAGATATCATCAAGTTCATGTTCACCTGCTAGATGCTCTATACGACATTACAAATGACGAAAAGATCAAAAATTATAGAGACTTGTGGGCGGGATATGTAAATCAGTAGGGAGCCTTTAGGCTCTCTTTCATTATGTGCAGCAAGCTCGCGTCTCCGGCGCGGGCTATTTCTGTTGAGAGGAGGCGGTCTCTTGGATCAAAACGTCATCACCATTATTGCAGTAGCCGGTACACTCAGCGGGATCGCCCTCGGGTGGTTTGGTAGGGCTCGGACGGTCCGTCAGGATACTATCGCGGACGCGACCAGGGACGCCACACTGCAATCTGATCTGGGCCACATTAAACGCGGGATAGAAGATCTCCGCGTAGAGATCAAGTTCCAGGGCAAGCAATACGCCGAACTGCACGAGTCTGTCATCCGCATGGACGAGTCGCTTAAGTCGGCACATAAACGCATTGATAAATTGGAGGCGAGGGCATGATGGATTGGAACGTTATCGCAGGACTCATCGACGTTAGGCTGGCCGGGGTACTGGCCGCTTGCTGGATCATCGGTTACGGACTTAAGCGGACCCCGCGCGTCCCGGACTGGTCGATCCTGTTTATCGTGATCGCCGTCGCGGCGCTGCTGACGGGCGGCGTAATCGGCTATACGGTCGAGGCAATCGTGCAGGGTATTCTCGTTGGCGCGCTGGCCGTCGTGGGGCATCAGGCCGTCAAGCAGGCGAGGGAGGCAGCGGGCGATGGCAAATCTGACTAAGCCCCAATTTATCGCCGCGCTACTACCGCACGTCCAGCGGGTCCGCCGGGAGGGTTCTCCGATGTTCCCTTCCGTCCGGCTGGCGCAAAACTTGCTCGAGACCGGCGGGGTTCTCCATCCGTGGAATAACCTGGGTGGGATCAAGGTCGGGAGCGGCATCCCGAACGCGTTCTGGAAAGGGCAATGGGTGCGCAAGGGGACATGGGAAGTCGAGAACGGAACCCGCGTCGACACCGCGGCCAATTTTCGGGCCTACGAGAGCGTCTACCATTTCTACAAGGACCAGGATCTCCTGTTCGCGCTGGTGCGCTATGCCCGCGTCCGCGCAGCCAAGTCGCCGGCAGAGCAAGCGGACGCGCTACGGATGTGTGGATATGCGACCGATCCGCAGTACGCGACGAAGATCACGTCGATTATCAAGACTTACAAGCTCGATCAATACGACAAGGAGGACGAGTACATGATGGACCCGAAGGATGCCAATTACATCATCGACAAGCACATCCGACCAATGCGAGCCGCCGCGCTCAAGGCAGGGGATCAGAAACAGGCCGACGAGTCTCACAGGCTCGCCAACGAGCTTCGCAAGGCCTCCGGGCAAAAGGTGCAGTAATACAAACAGCCCGAGGGCTTCGGCTCTCGGGTTATTTTTGTTTTATCCGGATCTCCGAACCATCCTTTGGGTAGTGCTCGCCGTCTTCGAGAACGATCGTGATATCGGTTTGGCTAATGATCCGACCGACGCCCATAATCTCATCCACTTTGTAATCCCCTGTTCCGAAACTGTAGTCGTAGGTTCTCCAAACCTCAACCTCTACCCCGGCAAGGATCATCTCGTTAATCAGCTTCGCGTCCATCCGACTTCACTCCAAATCTATAAGCGTATGGAAATATTCTATTGTTCAAAGAGCATTTATGTAAAGGCCAGCCATGCACGGCCAACTCGTTGCGGAATTCCGCGACCATCCCGGTCGTAGCCGGTAGGTTTCGGCCTCCTCCGCTGAAGGCCCAAGGCGCGAATGCGCTCGTCAGGCGGGTGCGCTACTGGTGCTCTGCGATGAAATTTTCGATCCGCTCTATCACGTCTTCCAAATCCGCGAAAGAGTCCTTGATTGTTTCCAAGTCATCCGCAATGCCGTCCATTTCGTTGTTGTATTCTTCCCACTGTTCCGCACGCTCTGTGAAGTTCTCCGGGATCACAGCGCACGTCTCTGAGACTTCGTCGCGCAGTTCGTCCAATTCGTTATACGTGTCCTCTAGCTTGTTGCGAACTTCGTGTGCCGCGTGGAGCGCTTCTCCAATCTGGCGCAAACGTTTGATTAGTTCAGTTTTCTTCATTTCTCTCATTACCTCCCATTAAGGAGCCCCGAAGGGCTCCGGTGATTATGACGCCCGCGCCGCAGCCTCGAGATACTCTTCAAAGCTGATTCCCGCCGAATTACGTAAAATCGCCATTGCGCTTTCCAAACCTATCGCGCGGTTCGCATAGATCTCAGCGCAATCCCCTTCGTTGGATTCCTCGTACATTTTCCGCATTTTGTGAAGCCTCATCCACTCTTCGTGCATCTCAATCAAGACCGCCAGTACCGCTTCTTTTCCCACCTCCATTACCTCCCGTTCCGATTTCGTACCGCTCTGATTAACGCCGCTACCGATACCGCCAATGCCGCAATGATGACGATCCAAGTCGCTGTTCCCATCGTGATCCCTCCGTTTATTTTTCATTGCTTCTATGTTAAGATTGGGGGAGAGAAGGCCGGGGGCTATCCGACCTTCCCTTGCAGGGAACCTTTAACGTTTGCGCCGGGCGCGTCGTTTGGTTCCTTTTTTGCGTTCCTTGCGGCCCTTGATAAGTAAGATTATTGCGGTGATGCACTGGATGATGGCCGTAAGGAGCGTTACCCAATCTTTCATTCTCTCACCCTTTCGGAAGGCGTGTCCCTCACCTTCTATCTTAATTATACAACTTATAATAACTTGTGTAAATAAGTTTTTATAACTTTACGAAGATTATTTTAAGTTGTATAATTGCGGTGAGGTGATTACCATGGCAGGGAGACCGCCGAAGCAAGAGGGCGAAAAGAAAATACAACGAACAATGCAGTTTGATAAGGATGTACTGGAATGGCTGGAAGCACGGGCGGCTGATAACGATCGAACGATCAGCATAGAGATGAACCGAATATTGAGGAAAGCAAAAGAGCAGGAGGGCTGACCTCCAGCATAACCCTTTGCCAAATTGGTAAAATCCCGCTTGCGAATATCGAGCGTTCGTATTATTATGAGAACAAACGTTCTTATCGGAGGCGAACACCATGGAGGAGTTTTTGACCCTGTCGTGCAACTTCAAGATCCCTGTCGACGTCATGATCGCTGGCCGTCACGTCGTCGGCAAGGTTGACGATATCGACGACGACCGCGCCATGATTGCCGGAAAGTGGTATCCGATAAACGAAATGGAGTGGGCAGTACAATGAGCTTCGATCCGATCATCGCAGTAAACCGCCATATTGCCTTGCTGACGGCCCGCGACAAACTTAAAGAGGAAATGGACGCACATACAGGGCTGATACGTGCAGCGGCACAAGGCGTCGGTCGCATGGTCATGATGGAGTTGGAGAAGTCCAAGCAATTTATGAGGGCTAACCAAGCGTGGATAGCGGAACAGCCAGTAGGGGAGCGGCGGTATCGTTACGGCCATCTCCGGTACCGCGGCGAACACGAGATCAGCCAAGAGGATCTTGACCAATATATACGCATAGCGATGAGCAAGATCGAGCGCGAGCTGGAATCAAAAAGTAACCCCGGATGAGGTCCGGGGTATTGTTTTACATAGGTGACAGTTAATTACCGTTCTGTAAGTCAATCTATATCCAAAATATGACATGACAACGAGTGACAGCTTTCGACAACATTTTCATATTAGTATGGTATTCATGCTTTTGATGAAACACCACGGTGTTACATGCGCTGCGAGAGGAGGCGAGTAGCAAGCTACTCATTCCGATTACCCTCAATAATCACGTGGAGGTCCTCAACCTTGCATCCAAGTCTGTCTGCGATATTGATCGCTTGAACGAGCGATAATTCACGCTCTCCCTTATTGACTTTGTAAATTGTCTGGCGAGGAACTCCAATGTGCCGCGCAAGCTCCGATTGGGAAATCCCAGCGCGCCTGCACAATTCGGGTATTCGGCTCTCCCCCAATCGCAGGGTTCGGGCCATGTCAATCTCCTTTGATTTTCTCGCAGGAACATTATACCACACCAAGGGAGGACGGAAGATTGCTCACAACGATTGTTGCTCAAAATTCGATTGGTCGGATTGTTGCTGGCGATACTATTATTGTAGACATTGGCTCTGAAACTGAACCTGGACAGCTTATCGCTTGCTCTAATGGATACATCAGCTATTGTAGCAATCAATTGGGCGCAATCGGAAAAGTCATTAGGATCTGCGCCGACCCCCCAAAGAGTAATTACAGATTGCCGCTTCAAATTGACCACATTTTGATCACGGACACATGA